TGCTGCACGAGGGGACCGCTGACGTCTTCGCCGGCGTGCCCGGTGGGGTGTCCCCGCGCGGCGATGCGCTCGCCATCCCGATCGTCGGCAAGAACGTCGTCGCGGGCGGCCAGATGGGGCAGGGCAAGTCGAACGCCTGCCGGGTCATCCTGCTGGGCTGCGCGCTCGACCCGATCTGCGAGATCGACGCATTCGTCTTCGCCGCGAACGGCGACTTCGACGCCTACCGCCGGCGCCTGTCGCACTACTACAGGGGCATCGACGACGAGGTCGCCTACGCCGCGCTGGAGCGGCTGCGCTGGCTGTACGCCGAGGTCGCCCGGCGCGAGGATCGGCTGGCGAAGCTGGGCGCCAAGAAGGTGACGCGCGGCCTCGCCGAGAAGCACCCTGACCTGCGGCCGATCGTGTCGCTGTACTCCGAATGCCATGAGCTGTTCGGCCACCCCGAGGTCGGTGAGGAGGCCGGTGAGCTGGCGTGCAAGACGGCGAAGCGGGCGCGCAAGACCGCGATCGTGCTGGGCTTCGACACCCAGTCGTCCCGTAAGGAGGCGATCCCGCCGAAGCTCGTCGAGCTGATGAGCGTGAACGTCTGCTTCTATGTCAAGACCTGGCGGTCCAACGATGGCTTCCTCGGCGACGGCGCGTTCCAGGCGGGCATCCGCGCCACCGAGCTACGGCCCGGCCGTGACGTCGGCACCAGCGTCACGATCGGCCTGAGCGACAACTCGTTCGAGCTGCTCAAGTGGTACTTCGTCAAGGTCGACGACGACACCGGCTGGGACGCCGCCGAGGAGGTCATCGCCCGCGCCGTAGCCCAGCTCGCCCCGGGCACGCCAGCGGCGGACGCGCTGCCCGAGGTGGAGCCGGCCGCCGAGCGGGACCTGCTCGCGGACTTGGGCGAGGTGCTCGGCGAGGAGAAGGTGCGGCTGGCCGACGTGCCCGCGCTGCTGCGGGATCTGGCGCCGGACTGGCGGCCGTACGAGACGCTGCATGGCCGCGAGCTTCGCCGGACGCTGGAGGCCGAGGGTGTGCGAGTCACCAACTCCGGCAACATCCTCAGGCTCGACCCGAGGGACCTGCGCAAGGTGCTCGCCGAGCGTTCGGAGGAGCGGTGAGTTACGTCGCCTGCAACGTCGCCAGAGGCTGCCAGAAGGGGTGCTGGGCGCCCCCGGGTAACGCCCCCAAAGGGGCTAACACGCTTAACATTTCGCAGGTCAGCGGGCGAGTTAGGCGCCCTGCTGGCGGGGGTTGCATAAGTAACGTCCTGGCTGAGGCTTCACCGTGAGCGCCGATCAGATCATGGGCGGCTTGTGGGTCTTGGCGCTCGTGCTCATCGGCCTCGCGGTGTACGCGAAGGACCGGCGCCGTACCCCGTTCGTGCCGTGCCGCCGCTGTGGCGGTGGTGGCGCCCGGTCGTGGTTCCGGTCTTCGGCGCGTGGCCCGTGCCCGAGGTGCGGCGGGAAGCCGCAGCCGCGCCGCTGGTGACTACCGCGCCGGGTGACCACCGCCCACATGCTCCGGCTCGTACATGACCGTGTCCACGTGCTCGTCCAGGCAGGCGAGGCACTGGTAGGTCCGGTGGCCGCGCTTGTTGCCCTCCAGCGCGGGCGGGCACTGGCAGGGTGCCCAGCCGACCAGCGTGCGGCCGGGGCCGAGGTCGTGGCCGTGCGGGCAGAGGAAGGGCGCGCTCATGCCGCGATGATAGGCCGGACGTCTGCGCAGGTCACGGGCAGGGCGGTTGACGATGCGACATGAGTGCGACACCGATGTGGTGCCATGCAATGAGGCGAGGAGGAGATTTAACGTGAGCGAATGGTGGATCAGTGACGGACCCCTGCCCGGGGGAGAATGGGCCGCAGACGGATCGTCGCCTGTAGGGACCAAGGTGCTGGGTCCATTTATGTCCCCAGATCTGGCGCACGAGGTGCGCGGACTCCTGGAGCGCGAGGGCGAGGCGACCTTCTGGATCGACACTCAGCTCGAATCCTGAACACGACGAAACGGCCCGCCCTCCCGAAGGAGAGCGGGCCGTTGCGCGCCTTGCTTACGAACTCACGTTCAGGCTACGCCTGCGGCGGCCGGGACTGGTTGGGGATGGCCCACACACCCAGCGCGGTCAGCACCGCCAAGCCGATCCCGATCCACTCGGTCGTGGTGACCGTGTCGTCGGACAGGGCGGCCTGTAGCGCGTAGGCGGCGGCGAGCACCACCGCCACGATCGTCTTCGCGTACGCTCCGAGCTTCATAGCGACCTCCTCAGGTCACCGGGCGGCAGGATGCCGCCGGTCGTGCGCGCCGGGCTCACAGTCCGACGATGATGGCGATGACGGCGGCGGCCACACCGGCCGCGCCCACCAGGTAGCCCCACCCGGCGTTCAGTCCGGTGGAGCGGCCCTCGATCCGGTCCAGGCGTGCGGCCAGATCACTGACGAGCTTCTCCAGCGCGTCGAGCTGCTCGGCGGTGGCGACGCCGTCGCGGAGCTCGTTGAGGAGCTCGAAGCGTTTCTCGGCGGCGTGCTCGGCCTTGGCCACGGCCTCCTTGGCCGCCTGTAGCGCCGCGTTGATCGCCGTGGTCTGGTCGTCGAAGCGCTGCTGGTAGCGCCTGTCCCGCTCGGCCAGCAGCGCGAGGACGTGCTCCAGGACCGAGACGCCGCGCACATCATCTCCTCAGGTCGACGAGCGGTCGGCCGCGCCGGGACTCTCTATGCCGAGCGCGTTCAGCGCCTGACTCCATGACTCGAACCGGACGGCCCGGTCGTCGATGTAGGCGATCGCCGGGAGCTTCTTGTTGCTCACCAGGAGCACGCCCTGCTCGTTCCAGAACTGCCGCTTCCACGGCAGGGGATGGATGCGGGTGGTGCACTCGATGCCATGGCCTGTGCGGTCCTCGATCCACCGCGCGACCTGCTTGGCATTGCGGGTGGTGTGGATGAACACGGCGTGCCGCTGCATAAGCTGCGTCAGCGCGACGACGGCTCCCGGCATGAGGTCGCCGTAGATCGACCCGTCCTGCCAGCCGCGATCGTAGGTATGGATCACGCCGTCGAAGTCGACCGCCACGGTGGACATCTACTTGTTCACCCGCAGCAGCACGGGCCAGGTCTGCGACCCGACCACGCCGTCATCGTCCACGCCGCCCCACGTCTGCACGGCGCGCACGGCCTCGACCACCTCGGCGTTGAACGGGCCCGTCATGGACACGTGGTGGGACCGGGCGTTCAGCAGGGCCCGCAGCGTCTCCATGTGCTCGCTCGCCGCAGCGCCCTCAGCCAGCGTCGGCAACTTCTCCACCATGGCCTCCATCCAGTCCGTGGTGGGCGCGCCCGCGAGCGCGCCGCTGGTGACCATGCCGCGCAGGATCTTCCCCGGGCATGAGGTGCTGATGAACTTGCCGTGGTAGCTGATCGCGGCGGCGAGGCCCTTCCCGCGCAGCCACGCCCGCAGCTCACGGAACGCGTTGACCTGCTCGGCCGTCGGTGTCTCGGTGTCGCCCGAGCAGAACGTGACGCTCGTCCAGGTGGTGTTCCCGCCGGGCTGTGCGGCCTGCTGCCGCTGCCAGCCCCGGCCCTCCATCACGATGCCGTGCGGGCAGACGGCGAACGAATAGCCGATGTCCAGCCAGCCGCGCGTCGGGCCCATGTGGAACTTGCGGGTGGCCTTCCAGTACGCCTGGCAGGAGGCGTGAGGCTTGCCCGCGAGGCCCTGGTTCGAGCCGTCGTAATGGGCTACGAGGCCGTTCTTGCACGGCGCGGTTCCGGCGGCGGTCGGGCCCCAGCCGAAGACGGCGCGCTTCTCCAGCTTCATCCCACGCCACCCTCCAAGGCCATGGCAGCTACCGTCGCCTCCCAGGCGTCGGCACTGAGCACCGCGTTCTGATGAGCACCAGGCCCCATGCTGTCCGGGGCAATGATCCGCACCGAGCCATCTTCCTCGCGACGGAATGACCAGCCGGGCGCCGCCTCGAATCCCTTGTCGACCTCGCTCATGCGGTCCCCTCGGTGTAGTCGTCGTCCGGGTCGATGACGCCCTCCTCGGGCGCGTCCGGCTCCGGCACCGACTCAACCTCGATCTCCTGGACGTCCTTGTCGCTCGTCATTTCCGCCCCCCACAGCCGCACTTCTTTCCGTCCGGGGGTGGCGGCGGGGGCGGCTTGTCCTTGCCCTTGACCTGGATGCCAGCCATTCCACTCACTCCTTCACGCACCCCAGGTCGACCCTGAGCTTGTGGAACAGCCGCTGCGCCTGCTCCGACCGGGCACGCTGCACCGGGTCCTTGATGGTCTGCGGCACCGGCCGGTCCAGCGTCGCGAACAACGCGCACCACCGCCGGTCCTGCTCACGCCGCGCCAGCTCCTGCCGATGATCGGCCTGCCGCTGCACCGAATTGGTGTAGACCCAGCCCGTCAGCGAGAACACCACGAACATGCCCGCGAACATCGCCAACGCCCAGCTCAACCGCAGATCAGCACGCATCACATCACCCTGATCCACCACTCGACGGCTGCGGCGAGGGCGACGGCTCCGGCGGTGAGGGAGGCGACGCCGACGCGGTACCAGACTGCGCGAGCCACAGCGTGGCCAGAGCCCCCGGCGCGACCATCAGAACGCCGTACAGCGCCAGCACCCCGAGGTTCGGCTTCCCGGACAGTTCCTCGTGGATGACGCCCCAGCCCCCCAGCCCGAGACACACCAGGTCGCGCAGAATCGTCACCCATGCCGGGCCACGCCACACCCGATCACCCCTCGACTCGGTCCAGCAGGTCAGCCAGCTTCGCCAGCTTGTCCGGAGGAAGCTCCGACAGGCGCGTCAGCACCCCATGCACCGGATCGACCGGCGGCCGGGCGGCGGCCAGCGCCTCAGCCTCGGCACGCGGGTCCGGCACGCCCGTCACGATGCGGATCAGGTACTCGCCGTTCTCGGCGTGCGCGTCGGTCTGCACCACCTCGGGCCCGACGGTGACCTCGTCCTGGTCGTCCAGGCCGCCCTCGTCCAGCGGTGCGCGCAGCCAGGCCAGCGCCTCCGCCTTCGCGTCGGCGACGGGGGTGTCGCCAGGGAAGCCCTTCTTGTGCGTACCCGCCATCAGACCTCCAGCTTCTTGGTCAAGCAGACGTGCACCCAGCCATCAGTCGCATGCGTGCCCGAGAACTCGCAGCCGACAGCCTCCGCGATCCGCATCACCATCTCGGCATTCTCGGCGTGCACGGGGCCATCGAAGATGGACTCGTGCTTCAGTCGCTCCCAGATCTGCCCTACCTCGAAGCCACGGGTGAACTCCGGCTCGTCGGAGTCGAAGCGCAGCAGCAGGCTGTACTCGGCGTCCTCGTGGTCGCTCATGCCGGGGTCACATCCGTCACGGTGTGGTCGGTGAGGGTCACCTTCACCGACTGCACGCCCTCGAAGGTCAGCAGCGTGTCCGCGATCACCTGGAGGAGGGTGGCCCGGTCCGCCTCGGTGATGGTGACGTCGTCGAAGCCGAGCGGGCGACTGAACGCCAGTCCATAGATGCTGCCCGACGCGCCCTCGTTCACGCTGAAGTCATAGAACGGCGGCGCGGGATGGTGCGTGGTGTCGTACGACATGCGGCCTCCTCAGGCGATCCGGGTCGCGACGATGCAGGAGTTCGCCTTGACCTGCGTGTTCTCGGCGACCGCCGCCGACTGCGACCACTGCAACTGAAGGTTCCCCGCCGTGCTGCCCATGATCAGGAGTCCGGTGGGGACGGCCGACAGTTCCTGGCCGGTCATCGTGCCGAGCGCCCTGGTCGTCGACGACGACGTCGAGGACACCCGGATGTAGCCGGACTGCTGCGTGCTGTCTTGGTTCGCGTCGGTCGGCGTCACGCCGATCGCCGTCCAGTTGAAGCTGGCACCGGCAGGCATGGTGAAGCCGAACTTGATGTCCGGCGTAGAGCCCGTCGACTGGTAGATCAGGTAGAGCTGGACGAAGTACGTCGCGTTGATCGTCGGGGTGATGAACAACTGGTCGTCGTCCTGGACCGTGTTGCTGTTGTTCACCGTCTCGGTCGAGGTCTTGAGCGCGAACTTCCCGTTGACGCTCTCGTTGAGATTCGTCGCGGTGAGGACCTCGCCCGCAGTATAGGTATGCAGCGCCAACAGGGCCTCCTAGAATCCGAGCGCGTTCGCGTCGAGCTGCCCGAGAGTCGCGTGATCGAGAATCAGGAACGAGCCGGAGCGGCTCGCGTCCTGCAAGATCCAGGTGACGACCCACGACATCGGCGTGAACTCGTGGTCGACGCCGCGGATGAACTGGTCCTTGCTGATCGGGTCGCCGCCGCCAGGTGGCCGGCGGACCACGGTGATGCGGTCGCCCAGTTCCCGGCCGAGCGCGTGCGGGAACAGCGTCGACTCCAGGCCCGCGTGCCGCGGGTTGACCGTCAGCTCGGTGAACCGCAGCTCGGGGTCGGCGGCCACGTGCAGCAGGTACTCGGCGAAGTTGAGCGCGTCGGCGTCGGTCAACAGGATCGGGTCCGAGCCCGGCTTGAACGTCTTGCGGTAGTAGAGGGTCTGGCTCGCGGTGTCGGCCGCGGACTGCTCGGTGCCACCCGCGCGAGTCACCAGCGCCTCATTAAAGAAGGTCGCGTCGTCCGCCGCGATCGCCAGGTCCTGGTAGGGGATCTCGGCGCCGCCGCCGTCGCCGAACGTAGCCTGGCTGGTGATCGAACGGGAGTCGGTCAGCGAGGCGTTGCGGTTGCGGAAGACGACCTTCCCGCCGCCGTCCATGTACAGCTCGCCGAGTTCGGATGAGGCCGTCAGCTGCAACTCGGAGAGCACGTCACCGGACAGGTCGGTGGCCTGGACGAGGGAGTCCCCGGTCGCGACCGTGCGGTCGGCCGTCTCCCAGTCCGCCGAGTCCAGGACCCGGTTGATGCGGGCGCCGGTCGCCTCGCCGCCGCCGACGGAGCCGCCCGCGGCCCGGTCGATGCCCGCGAAGATCTTGAAGGCGTCCGTCGCCGTCAGGACGCACTCGGAGTAGTTCGGCTCCATCCATTGCACGTCCCACTGGTCGGCGTACCCGCGGAACAGCTCATAGGTGACACCGGCCCAGACCGCCCGCACCCGGACCGCCCGCATCGCCGTGACTTGCGTGGCGGGCAGGTAGGGAAGGTGGGCGATGACACCCTCGTCCACCCACATGATGTTGCCCGCGGCCGGCGTGCCGCCCATGGTGATGTCCATGACAGCGGACACGGTTCCGGCCGGCGGGACGACGTCGTGAAGGATCTGCGTCCAGGTCGTTCCGGCGATCCAGATCGGGTCGGTGAAGTCCCCGCCGATTTCGACGCTGGCGGCGTTGAACCAGTGCACGCCGATCTGGACTGTGCGGGATACCGCCATCCGCACCTGCGCGGACAGGCGGTAGGTCTGCCCGGCCTCGACGGTCACGGAGTTGGCGAGGATGTCGCTGAACAGCGACGCCCCGGTCGGGACGATCTTTCCGGAGTAGGTGCCGCTGAAGGCCTGGTCGGTGGCGGCCGTGAACGAGGTCGCGCCGTTGGCGAACCAGCCCGAGGTGGTGCCGGCCTCGAAGCCGGTGTTGGTGTTCAGCGTCACCGACGTTCCGTCGAGTTCGCCCGACTCCCGCGTGTACGGGCCGTCGAGGTAGGACGGGTCGAAGCGGCGGTCGTCGTTGCGCAGGACGATCTGGCAGGTGCCCGCCTCGTAGGTGACGATCGGGTTGTCGACCCGGCTGGAGCCCCGCTTGATCGACCCGGACCGGACCCATTGGGTGACGTCGGTCCAGATGGGGACGTCAGCCGCGCCCGAGCCGAGCGTGCCGGTGTCGAGCTTCCCGCGGGTCGGGTCGTCCAGTTGCAGCAGGGTGCCGGTGTCGGCGCCGGTCGAGAACGCGACCTCGACCATCAGCGTCGGCATCGCCATGGGGTCAGTGCCTCTCGAACGGGTTGCTACCGCCGCGCCGCTTGTACTCCCGCAGCGTCTCGGCGATCTCCCGTGCGACCTCGTACTTGTTGGCCGTGGGCGGCACCTGCACGGTCACGCTGATGTTCTGCGTGACGCCGCCCGCGCTGCGCGTGGACAGGTGCTCCATCTGGCCGGTGCCGTTGTAGACCGGCGGGTTCCAGCCCGGCCGCAGGCTCAGGCGCCCCGTGTCGGCCTTGAACCCGTAGCGCCACGGGAACATCCCGTCGTTGTAGCCGCGCGCCCCGCCGCCGACCCGGACACCACCGCTGCCGCTGGACTCGACGTTGGTGCCGAGCAGGGTGCCCGCGGTATGGGAGGCATGGGCGGATCCATTGTCGAGGACTCCGATCATGAAGCCGGACTTGGCGTTGCGGTGCCATCCGGCCGGGGTGCCGCCGTTGAACGCTGCGGTCGCCCAGCGGCGGTGTGGCTTCTCGCCACGGATCACGGACTCGATCGCGGACATGAAGCCCGAGCAGTCCCACGACGGGTTGCCGTTGCCGCCCCACTGGTAGGGCTTGCCGGACTGCGTCTTCGCCCAGTTCAGGGCGGCGCGCATGCCCTTGCCGCCGAGCTGGCCGACGTTCTTCTTGATCCAGCCCCAGATGTTCGTCTTGATCCAGGCCGGGATCCCGGCGATCAGATCACGGAACATGCCCGAGCCCGGCACCGCGCCGCCGAGGACCTTGTCGAGAGTGCCCTTGGCGACCTTCTCGATGTTGTCGAACGCGAACCGCTTGGCGCCGGACAGGAACCCGCCGACGATTCCGCCGAGGCCGTACGCGCCCGCGTAGCCGGGGACGACGCCGCCGCGCGAGAACGCCATGCCCTCGCCGCCCGCCATCCAGTTCCGGACGCCGGACGGGCCTCGCTGGCGGGCGATGGCGTTCATCGCCGCGATTCGGCCGGGGCCCATCGCCTTGGTCCACTCAGGCCGCATGATGGCCTCGCCGGGGGACACGGCGGCGACGAGGGAGTCGCGGCCGGGCGCGTAGCCGGGCATGATGCCGCCGGTCGCGAACGTGGGGATCGTGCCGAGGCGGGTGCCGATCCCGGCGAGCTTGGCGATGCCGTTGACCAGCTTGACGATCCCGTTGTTGTACAGGCCGATCACGAAGTTGACGGGGCTCTTGGCGATGCCCTTCAGCCGCTCCCAGATGGTCTTGATGCCATCGACGGCGTGCTGGAACGCGGTCTTCACCGCGCCGACGGCGGACTTCAGCCCGTTGAAGATGGTCTTGATGACGCCGGTCGCGGCGCTGATCGCGGCACGGACGCCGTTCCAGATGGTCGTGATGTTGCTGCGGAACGTCCGGAACGCCGCCGTCAGCGGCCCCGCCAGGTGGGCGCGCAGGGCGTTCCAGATCGCGCGGATGGCGTTCCATGCCGCCGAGATCGCGGCGCGGATCCCCGACCAGACCGGCTTGATGACGTTGTTGTAGAGCCACCGGAAGATCGGCGCGAGGACGTTCATCACGTAGAACTTCATCGCGAGGAAGTAGCCCTTGATGATCGCCCAAGCGATCTTGATGTAGATCTGGATCGCGATCCAGACGATCTTCACCAGGTTCTGGAAGAAGATGAACGCCACGCCGAGCACGGCCCGGACCACCGTCGCGATCGCCCGGAAGATCGGCTGGATCAGGGACCACGCCACCCGGATGATCGTGATCACGGTGGTGAACACGAACTTCACATACGCCCAGTACCAGCGCAGCGCCGTCCCGATCACGACCATCAGGAAATGCGCGAACTGCATGAAGATCGGGCGGATGAAGTTCCACGCCGCCATCACCGCGTTCTTCACGGCCGTGAACGTCGCGTTCACGATGTTGCGGAACGTGGTGCTGTGCTTGTAGGCCAGGATGAACCCGCCGACCAGCGCCGCGATCGCGATGACGATCAGGCCGATCGGATTCGCTGACATCGCCGCGTTCAACAGCCACTGCGCCGCAGCCCACGCCTTCGACGCCAGCGCGGCACCCTTGGTCACCGCCGTCTGAACGGCCGTGACCGACGTCATCAGCGCCGTGCGCGCCGCCACGATCGCGGCCACCGTGTTGTAGGTCGCCCACGCCGCAACCAGCGTGCCGGCCACCCCCGCCAGGACCTTCGCGGTCGTGGTGTGCTTCTGCATCCAGCCGATCACCGAGACGATCGCGCCCTGCACATCCTGCTGAAGCGACCGCTTGAACGCGGTGAACTTGCTGGCCGTCGTCCCGCCGAGCGCCTGGCCGGCCTTGTCCGCCGCGCCCTTCACCTGCCCGAGTGACTGCACCGCCTTGGACGGGTCCATCCGCAGCAGCGACTGGCCCATGTCCTCCCACTGCGTGCCGAACAGCTGGGTGGCGACCTGCGATTGCTTGACGGGGTCCTTGATGGCGCGGAGCTTGTCCAGCACCATCTGCAAACCCTGGCTCGCGGTCGGCCCCCCGGCCGCGATCATCTGCGCCATCTTGGTGGCGTTCAGGCCGAGATCCTTGAAGCCCGCGATGGTGGTCTTCGAGCCGTCGATCGCGCGGATCGAGAACTCCTTGAGGGAGTCGGCGACGATGTCGGCGTCGCGGGCGCCACCTTGCAGGCCCTGCCGAATGAGGCCCATCGCGGTCTGACCGTCCAGGCCCAGCTTGCGGAACTGGGTGCCGTACTCCCCGAAGGTGTCGAGCAGGTCCTGCGCTTTGTTCGCGCCGGTCTGCGCGCCCTTGGTCAGGATGTCGAACGCTTCCTGGCTGTTCTTGGCCAGGCCGGTCCGCATCATCTGCGAGACGGCGGCGGTGACGGGGCCGACGTCCTCGCCCATCACGGTGGCGACGTCCATGGCGCGGGCGGTGGTCTGCTGGAGGGCCGAGTTGCTGGCCGTCCGCATGCCGTCCATGTTCTGGATGACCTGGGTGATGGCGCCCTGGACGTCCTCCATCGAGTCGCCGTAGGCGGAGCTGAAAAGCTTCCCGGCGACCTGCCCGACGCGGGCGGACTGCTGCTTGGTCAGCCCGAGCTGGGCTTCCATCTTGCCGCGCGCGTTGTCCAGGTTGATCATGCCGGTGATTCCGGCGACGAACGCGCCACCGGCCGCCGCGCCACCGGCGAGCGCGGCCTTCTTCGAGCCCTCCTTGAGCTGGGAGTTGACCTTCTTGTTCAGGCCGTCGAGGGCCTTCCCGGCCTTCTTCGTCGCCCCTGTGACCTTCTCGTTCGCGACCAGATTGAAGATCACAGAGCGGGCCACAGTTCACCTCAATCCGGGGGTCGAAAGAGATCGGAATCCTTGGGCTCTTTCTCGCTGTTGGCCTTGATCAAGATGTTGGCGATGTGCATGAGCATCGAGGTGTCGCCAGTGAAGGTGGCCTTCTCGATGCCGAGCACCTCGCGGCCATACGCGCTGTCTTGCGGGACCTGGCGGACGAAGGTGCGCAGCTCGCACCACGTCATCTCGCCGGTATCCAGATCGGCCAGGCGCCGCCCCGGCCAGAACCGGGGGATGTCGAATTCGAGCGCCTCCGCGTGCTCCTCTAGGAGTCGGCAGAGGCTGAGGATTCCCCCGGCTCGATCCCCGAGTGCTCCGACCAGTCGTCGAACAGGTCCTCGACCACATCCATCGGGATGTCGATCTCATCGAACTCGGCGAACTGCTCGTCGCCCATCGCGGCCTTGAGCATCTCGTCCATGTAGTCGAAGTTGTCGGCATCGGGGCCGTCGGCGTCGCCCATCTTGGCGATCTGCTTCATCTTCTTCTTGGACAGGCGGCTCATCGCCTTCATCGTCCAGTCGCGCCCAGCCAGGGTGAACCGGTAGTCGTGCTTGTCGCCCTCCTTGATGCGGGCGTCCAGATCGAACGGCTCATCCTGATCTTTGATCTTGCTGGGCTTGCTCGACGGTTTGCTCACGTTTCCAGCTGCCTTCTGAGATGGTCCATGGTCGCCTCGATCGTGCGGATCGCGGCAGGCTCGACCCGGCGCACCACCGGATCGAAGTAGGGGTGCGCGTGCTGGACGTGGAACTGATTGCGGCCGAAGTCGCGGACCCGCCACGGCGTGAACGTCCCGTTCAGGTAGCCCGGCAGGTTGTGCTGGCCGGCGGGCATCTTCTTCGGGTCCACCCGCAGCGTCGCGCCCGCCGCCTTCGCCGTGACCTTCACCTGGAGCCGCGTCGCCCGGGCGGTCGACTTGCGCAGGCTCGGCCGATGGAGCTGACGCGACTGCCCCTGGGAGGGGATCTTCTTGACGGCCGAGCGGATCGCGGGCACGGCCGGCGCGAGGCTCTTGCGGACGTCGCCGCGCAGCTCCTTCATGAAGGCCCTGTTGTTCTCGTGCTGCTTGATCGCCGCCACGAGGTCTTTCAGGTCGTCCGCTTCGATGCGGACCTCGACCTCACCGGCCATTACGAGGTGGCTCGGATCACGGCGCCCGACGTCGGCCAGGACACCTTGAGCTTGCCGAGGTCTCCGACGCCACCATCGAGCGGCGTGTACTCGGAGATCAGGACGTTGCCCTGGTACTCGGGGTTGGTCGCCGTGGTGGTGCCGCTGCTCGGCTTCGCGGTGAAGGCGACGACGGTGCCGAGGAGCGGCCAGATCGTCGCGTCGACCTCGGAGGCGGCGTAGCTCTGGTTGAACTCCATCTCGATCTTGCCGTCCTTGAGGCCGCCGACGCGGCTCTTCCAGGTCGAGCCGAACGCGGTCGTCTCCTGGTCGTCGACGTCGAACGAGGCGGTCGCGCTGGTGCTGAACGTCGACATGTTCACGGCGTTGATGGTGAGCTTGACGTCGAGAAGCACGATCGGGGCCATGGGACTCTCCTCATGAAAAAGGCCCCGGGCGACGGGGCGGATGCTGCTGCCGGGTGTTACTGGATGCCGATGGCTCCAGCGATGTTGAACGTGCCGGTGATCGCGCTCACGTTGAGCCGCCAGTAGGTGTCGGTCTTGGGGCCCGCGACCCGCGTCATCCAGGTGCCGCCCGTGGTGGTGATCGGCCCGATGGTCGCCACGTCCGTCGAACTGGAGAAGCCCGCGTTGTCGTCGGACTGGAGCTTCACCGTGATGGTCGTGCCCGCCGTGAAGACGTGCAGGGCGACGTAGATGAACTGGGTCGAGGACGCCGCGCCGAGCTGGAGGGCGCTGCCGATCGCGCCGGTGGCGCTGACGTTCTGCTTGGCGGCGGCGAGCTGGCCGCGTACGACGCCATAGCCGTTGGAGCCCGAGGCTTTCAGGCTGAACGGGTCCACGTCACCGACGTCACCGCCGTTCTCGTAGGAGAACTCTCCGACGCGGCTCATGTAGGCGACGGTCCCGGCGACGCCGGTCGGGGTGACGGTGAGGGCCCGGTCGGCGACACCGAGGTTGGTCCAGGTGTCGAGGTCGGGCGTCGACTCCCAGAAGCCCTTCAGGTCGAAGTCGACGTCGCGCAGGCCGCCGACGCGGGACTTCCAGCCGCCGGACCCGAACGTGGTCACGTCCTGGTCGTCGATGTCGGTCTTGAGGGTCATCTCGTTGGCGTAGGTCGTCACGGCCAGCCCGTCGACCCACGCCGTGCAGTCGGTCAGGACGATGGTGCTCATGTGTCCTCCGGGGGCGGCGTCCAGCCGAGCTTGACCAATGCGTCGCGCACGTCGTCCGGAATGTGCAGCTGGACCTCGGTCATGGCGAAGTCGGACACGTCAACGATGCACAGGTCGAGCTCGACCTTCGGCAGGTTTCCCACGCTCAGCTCCAGCGAGAGGCCGCGGAGGGCCGTGCTGATGTCGTGGCCGTTGACCTCGACGTGCGCCTGCCCTGGCCCCCATTCGGGCGCTGGTTTGATCGAGACGCTGGCCTTCACTTGTCGGACTCAGCCTTCGCCTTCGCCGCCCTCGCGGTCGGCGCGGGCTCGTCCTTGATCTCCTCCAGATGCACGCCGAGGAGCGGCTCGACGATCGCGCGCGCCCTTTCCAGCTCCTCTTGGGAGACCGTGCCGCCCGGCTCGACGCCCGCCACGGCGGCGGACCCGATCACCTTGTATGCCTTGCTCACGTGTCCTCCTAGACACCAGATGCGATCACGCGCAGTTCGAACACGCCGCCGTAGTAGCCGATCAACCCGACCTCCTCCATACCGAGCGGCCGGAAGGAGTCCACGACGCAGTCGTCCACGATTCCGCCGAGCGTCTGCCCGCCTTGCGAGCGGTCGCCCTCGATGGCGGCGGGGATCGAGGTGTCGCCGGACACGTCCGCGTAGCTCGCGAGCGCCTCCTGCCCGACCCGGTCCAGCGCCGCCGACACCAGGATGTAGACCTGCGGGCGGAGCTCCCACGTGCCGCGATGGAACGCCGTGTGGTAATTCTCGATCGGCGGTGGGCCGACCACGGCCATCGGCGGGTTGATCTGGTCGGCGATGTAGGACTCGACGCGCAGGCCGTCGATGGTGTCCAGCCGCTCCGCGATCCCCTGCATCACCTGCAAGACGGTCGGGGCTGCCATCAGGCCTCGCCTCGAATGCAGCCGATCTGTTCGACGCACCCACCGATGACCAGGGGCTTAATACCGTCCGGCAGCTTGTCTTTCAGCACCTCGCAGAACTGGTCAAACTCCTGCTCGGAGATGCTGGGAGCGAGGCGCAGAACCAGAGTGTCGCCGGGTCGAATCGCAACCGCCTCGCGAATCGCGCCGATCACCTCGTCGTCCCTCATGCGACCAGCACCGCGTCCCGCTTGTAGGGCGCGATCATCGCGCAGGCGATCGGGTTCTGCCGCACCCGCACCGGCCCGTAATCCCCATAGCCAGCCACACCAAAAGGCGCGTCGCGCAGCTTGAAGATCTCCGAGGCGACCACCAGGCACGCCTCCTTCACCGGCGCCGGGACGGCGGCCCAGCCCCACCGCGCCGTCACCTGCACCGGTGGCCTGCGCCACCAGCACGGGAAGTGCCGCTGCACCGCCTCGATCTTCCAGAACGGCCAGCCCGCCTCACCGTCCACCACGCCGTTCAGCGGCTTCAGCTGGTAGTCGGCCGCCGTCCACGTCTCGCCGTACGTGCCGGTGTCGCTGCGGTCGACCGCGATCACCAGGCCCGTCGTGGTGGAGAAGTCATCGATCTTCACCAGGCGCGCCGACTCGGGCGAGAACACCCGGGTCGTCGCGGTACCGGCGTCGTTGAACTGGCGGTGGCACTCCTTCTCGATGCCCCGGCTCGCGGTCGCCAGCGCCGATGTCAACCGAGCGTCATCCGAGGTGTCGGTCAGGCCGAGGCGGGCCTTCAGCTCGATGAGCGTGGCGTACGGATCACCTAGCGACATCGGCCACCTCCAGCGCGCGGCGGACGCCCTCCTCGATCGAGATGCGGGGCGTGTAGAAGGTGTTCAGCAGCGTCGGGTCACCCACCCGGTAGGCGACGCCCGAGGGCTTGTCGGCGAGGAATGTCAGAGCCGGGTCGTAGCCTGCTTCGACGGCGAACAGCGCCGCGAGTTCGGCCATGCTCGTACCGACGCCCGTGCAGATGTTCACCGGCCCGTCGATGCCGCCGTCCACGGCCGCGAGCGTCGCGCCGACGACGTCGTCCACGTGGACCCAGTCGCGGACCTGCGTGCCGTCGCCCCACACCACGAACGGATCCTGGCGGGCCCTGGCGCGGTCCCTGAAGGCGCCGAAGGGGAAGTCGGGGGACTGGTCCTCGCCGTAGCCGGAGAACGGCCGTACGACCGTCACAGCGCCGCCCTGCTCGCGGTAGGCGGCGGCCAGGCGCTCGCCGGTCAGCTTCACCCAGCCGTAGGTGTCACTCGGCGTGCCAGGGCTGTCCACGCAGGACAACCCCTCATCGAGAGGCACCATCGACCCGGGGTCCTGCCACACCGCCGGGTAGGCGGCGCAACTGGAGAGGTAGACGACCCGGCCCGGCCGCGTGCGGGCCGCCCACTGGAACATGGCGGCGTCGAGCTCCAGACTCCCGGCGCCGACCGCGAGCGCACGATTGTCGATCGCCGAGCGGTGCGGGGCGACGGCCGCACAGTGGACGACGAGGTCCCACGCCTGCCGGTCCTCGCGAAAGAACCGCAGAGCGTCCCAGTCGTCGGCGTCCTCCGCGACGTCGAAGCTGACCACGTAGGCACCGCGCGCTTCCAGGGCCCGGACGAAGTGGCGGCCGAGGAACCCCTTGGCGCCGGTCACGACGACCTCCATCAGGACCTCCGCCCAAGGATCAACTGGAAGGCGCCCACAACGCCATGCCGGACGACCTCGAAGCCGCCCTGCTCGACCAACGCCCGATACCCGTCGGTATCCCAAGCCCACGCGTGGCACTCGTCGTGCGCGCCCGGACGCTCAGCCCAGGGCGAGGAGGCGACGATCCACGCCGAGTGCTCACCGATCCAGCGGACAGCGCCATGCGGATCCGCGAGATGCTCCAGCACCTCCGTCGTCACCGCCGCGTCCCCGAACAAGACCTTGTCCCGGTCCGCGCCGAACACGTCGGCCTGCTCGGCCACCACATCCCGCTCCACCCAGCCCGCCACATTCGACGGCTGGAAGTCATAACCCCAGCAGGTGATGGCCGGCGTCTCCTGCAACAGCGACAGCAGGCCACCGTCACCACAGCCCAGGTCCGACACCGAGAACGCCTCCGCGTCGCTGCGGGCCTGCTCGACCAGCTTCGCGGCCTCCAATAGGCGCGGCCGGTGCGCCGGCTGCTCCAAGTGCGGGGCGCGGTCACGGTCGGCATGGAACTCCGGCGTGCTGACGTGCGGGACGTCGCCGTCGAACAGCTTCCACTCAGCCACGGGCCACCGCCTTGCGGACCGCCGCGACATCCCCGGCACCGTGCTGCGCCCAGTAGGTGGCGTACGCGGCGGCGTCCTTCTCGTACATCGCCTCGTCATTGACGCGCCGGTAGCCCTCGTCCCAGGACGCCTTTCCGACGATCGGGTGCAGGTGCTCGACGACGACGTCCGGCAGGTAGGTGATGCAGCCGGTCGCGTGCCCGAGGTCGCGCCAGTAGTTGTCCACGTACAGGTGCGTCAGGGGCGGCGGCGCCATGTGGCCGAGCGCGCGGACGACCTCGGTGGACATGGCGACCTGCGTGGGCAGGTTCGCGCCCTGGACCAGGTCGTTGCCGTAGACCAGGCCGGGAAGCTTGGCCAGCGCGTCCAGGTAGGCGGAGTCCCAGCCCTTGGTGTGCGGCCGGTGGTCATCGCCCATGAAGGCGATGGCCTTCGGCTGTATGCGTTCGAGCACTCGCCGCGCGGCGAAATTGAGCGTTCCGACCATCGTTGACGTTGACTGCTCGTCATTGATGATGAGCGCGTCTCCCGGGTGTCGCCCGGCGTCGTAGTCGGCCACCAGTCGGTCGTCCGCGTCCACGGCGAAGACCAGCTGAGTGTCGGCCGAGCAGGTGCTCTGAAAGACTCGGCCCAGTTCTCCAGTCGCCTGCGGGCGGCCACGCGACGGGACGATGACGACGAGGTCAGCCATGGGTCACCTCGCCCACCCAGGTGTACTTCAGGTGCGTCGTCTTCACCCGCGTGTCCACCAGCACCGGGAAGCCCAGGCCGGTCACGCGGCGGCAGAACGACAGGTCCTCGCTGAGCAGCACACCCGACGGCTCCACCGGCAGCCGCGAATACCAGTCACGGCCCACCTTCACCAGCACGTCCCGGTGGATCAGGATGAACGCCGAACCCGTCGCGTCCACCTCGACCAGCCCGTCCGGGTAGTCCAGGTGCAGCTCGTAGCCCTCCTCGCCGCCCACCTCGATCCAGCGGTACAGCGTCGGCTGCGGCTCCGTGCGCCAGCCGCCCATCCCGTCCGGCTCACCCTCATGCAGCCGGAAGCACAAGCCCCCGACGATCGGGCGCTCGACCGGATCCGCCACCGCCAGCAGGCGGTCCAGCGAGTCAGCGGCGAATCCCATGTCGGTGTCCACCCACAGCAGCCACTCGGCGGCCGACTCCAGGAACGTTTCCACCGCCGCGTTGCGCGCCTCAGCCAGGCCACCCGTACGGCACGGCACCGCCAGCACGCCGCCACGGGCGAACCGCTTGGCCCGCGCGTCCTGCGCCAACAGGCCCACCATCGACGCGTGCCACGAATGCGCGACCCGCCTGTCATGCACGTAGGCCAGGCACACCGTGCCCTCAGTCATCGGCGTCCTTGGATTTGCCGCGCTGACCCGGCAGCCGCGGCGACGGCCGCTTGGGCGGCTCGGTGAACAGCGCCGGCTGCGCCTGCACCAGAGCGTCGTCGGCATCCCACTCGTCGCCCTCGTGCAGCAGCACCGGGACGCCCTCGTGACCCACGAACCCGTTGTAGACCGCGGTGACCTTGCTCATTTCGCATCCTCCGAGTCGGGCGCGGCCGACGCCGCCAGCGCCCCCCGCTGAGCGAGGTAGGCGTCCATCGTCAGCTCACGGTCCTTGATGTGGCCGAGCTGTACGGCCGTGTTCACGAACAGCGGGATCCCCGCCAGGCCCGCCCGCCAGCAGAACGCGATGTCCTCACTGACCGGCTGCCCGTCATGCTCCAGCTCCTGGAACCACGGGAACGCGTCGTTGAAGCCGCGCCGCCCGCCTCGTGTCGGGATCTCGATGTCGCGCATCCGCTCGAACACGCTCTTGTGGATCAGCAGGCACGCGGCACCCGTCGCGGCCACCTGGAACATCGACTCCGGTGGCCACTCGTGATAGCGGATCACCTGCGGCGACGACTCGTCACCCATCAGCCCGAACAGGGTCGGCTGGATCTCGCCCTTGTCGTCGAAGCCGAAACACAGGCCACCGACGATCGGCGCCGTCTCCGGGTCGGCGTGCTCCAGCAGGCGCTCGACGGTGTCCGGGCGGAAGGTCATGTCGCTGTCGACCATCCATAGCCAGTCGGCCTTGCCGTACTCCAGGAACCGCTTCACCAGGCCATTGCGCGGCCCCGACAGATTCGCGCCAGCCTGCGTCGCCAGCCGCCCGCCACCGTTCACGATCCGCTGATGGAACGCGGTGTCGTACACCAGCAGGTCCAGCACCGACTCCATGAACGCCGCGTGCACCGTGCCCGGATGCAGGTAGCCGACCACGACCTTCTCCGACAGGTCCCTCATGCTCTTCTCCCAGGTATGCGGAAGGCCCTGAGCCTGGGACTCAGGGCCTTCCTTCCCCACGGTGCGCGTACCGGGGGCGCTGATCGATCAGACTGCGTTGCCCTCTTGCTGGGCCATCTGCTGGCTGTGCTGCATCGCCATGTCCCGCGCCTGGTTCAGCGCGTCGGCGAACGCATTGCCCGCATCCATCTCCACTGAATTGGGGACCTCACCCGCTGCCTGAGGCGGCTCGGCGGGACCTTCTGGCGGCATGCCCATCAGCCGAGCGCGGTGGCCGCGGCCACCTGGTTCAACTGAAGGAGACGGAACGCGCTGGCGTCAACCACATCCGCGCCTACACGCCAGAATGCGTACCAGCCGCCCTGTCCGGTGGGCCTGCCGTTCCCGGTGGACTTCACCATCGGGTCGTAGATGACGCTCATCCCGACCCGGTCGACGATGTAGTACTCGGCGAAATTGCCCGCCAGCAGCACGTTCGCCCCGGTGGACACGACGCCCGTCATCGACGACGCCTCGTACACCGGCTGGCCGAGCAGCTGGTTGGGGATCCCCATGCCCAGGTTCGCCCAGAAGGACGAGCCGCCCGCCGTGTCGAACCGGCGAGTGAGCGAAAAGATCTTCTTGTTGCCGACCCAGGTTGCCTGGCTGGCGTCGCGGGGGCGGAGCGCGTCGGACACGTTGTAGACGTCGCCGATCGCGAACGCGTTGGTGGCCGCGGCGGTGACGATGCTCGCGGTGACCGCGGCGACGCCGGCGACGACGCCGCGGGGGATGGTGGCGCCGGTGTTGGCGGTGGCGAACGCCGCGGCCTCTAGCCGGTCCTTGGCGTCGGCGAGGAGGCGGCCGAGCTCGGCGGCGAAGCCGGAGTCGGCGAGGACCTCGTAGGAGCCGAACACCCACGCGTCGGCCTTCTTCGGCGTGATGGTCGGCTGACCCAGCGTCGGGCTGGCGTCCGCGGCCTCGACGCCTTCCGCCGTCCACTCCGCGGACACGCCCGCGGAGGTGACGCCGTTCCAGGTGTCGGTGGCGATCGTCTTGATCGTGGAGATCTGCCGGAACGGGTTCGCGACACCGGCGTTCGTCAGGATGATCGTCGGGTCGAGGGTGAACGGCACCAGGTAGCCGCCGTTGGCGTCGGTCAGCGACATGGCGGCACGCAGCGCCTCGCCGACGTAGGTGCCGCGGCTGGCGACGTACTCGCGGAACTCCTCGTGGTACTCCGGCGAGCCGGTGAGGACCATGTGCCGGGCGATGAGCGGGGCGTGCCGGTTGTCGAGGTGGAGCAGGTCGTGCATGCGCTCCTTGGCGTCGTCATCGACGTGCCTGGGGGCGCCGTCGACCGCGGCCAGCGCCCGGTCGATGGTGTCCTTCTCGTCGAAGGAGCCGTGGCTCCACAAGCTGCGGACGAGTTCGGTCTGCGTCTCGAACGGCGCGACCTTGCGCATCACCTCGGGGCCGCGGGGCGCGGCCGGCGACTGCGGCTCGACCTTGCGCTCTTCGAGGCTGCGCTGGAGGACCTCGTCGACCTTGGCCTCACGCTCCAGCGCCTTCTTGTACTCGGCGTCCTTCAGGTCCCACTCCTCCAGCAGGCCGTCGGCCCGCTGGAGGTCCTCGTCGGTGGACTCCTCCGACTCCTGGATCACCTTGATCTCGGAGCGGAGAGCCTCCATCGCCTCGGAGAGGATCTCCGACTTGCGCTTCATCGCATACCTCGTTCCCGCATCGCCATCTTCAGGCGAAGCAGTTGGCGTTGCCGCGAGGAGTGCGTGTCGCGCGGGTCCTCGTCGCCGGGTCCCACATCGGGAGTGGCGGGTTCGTCGTCCGGGGCCGGGGGCGTGGACGTCGGGGTGGTGCGGCTCAGCGAGGCCACCAGGTCGTGGATCTCGTTGAGCGTCGAGCGCATGGCCAGGATCCCCGCGTCGGCGTAGGCCGGGATGGGGGTCGGGCCGTACTCCATCAGGCCGAGTTCGGTTCGGGTGACCGTGGGCAGCGAGCCGCTGCGGGTCTTGGGCACGCGGCTCGGGGTGGACTTGAAGATCCGGCCACGGAAGCTGTAGCCCTTGATGTCGCCGTTGCGGATCGCCTCCAGCACCGCGTCGGCCATGGCCGACCCGTTGAACCGGGTGACGGTCCGCAGGCCCTTGGAGTCGGCGCGGATGTCGACCGGCGAGCCGATCGGGACGCTGCCCTCACCGCTGGCCGGGGTGCCGTGCATGGTGAGCGCGTGGTTGTAGAAGACGCCGACGCGGTCGATGCCGTGGCTGAGCGTCCGGTTGAACGCCGAACGGGCGATCTTCTCCATGTAGTGGCCGTGCTGGTCGGTGATCTCGGTCGGGGTGTCGAACACCGCCGCATAGGCCTCGACGGTGCGGCCGTCGCCGTGGCCGTCGGCGGCGCGCAGGATGTGGATGTCGTCCAGCGCCCACGACCGCGCGAAGGGGATCGGCTCGGGCCTGTCGTCGGTGGCCACGTCAGCCTCCTGATCCGTTGGCGGCCGGGAGGGCCGGTTTGTCGGTGGGTGGTGCTATGGGCGCCGCGGGTGGCGGCGGGGGTGGCGGGTTGGTCAGTTCCGGTGCGGCGCCCAGGCCGGCACCTGCCTTGTTCAGCAGGGAGCGCGCTTCGTCCGGGGTTATGACCACTCCGACGCCGAGGTAGAGCTTCTGGAGGAGTTCGCCTACGGCACGCGCTGTCTTCTCCTGGGTCGGGATGTCCTGCGGGCCGCCGGGTGGCTGGAGCTGGATCGAGACCATGCCGGTGTGCGCCAGCAGGTCGACGTTCTGGCCGAGGACGGCCGCCTTGGCGGAGTCGGCGGTGAAGCCTTCCTTGACCAGGTTGGCGACGGTCCGCGCCTGGATCTCGGTGATCTCGGCGGCGTCGTGGGCGTCCTCGCGCAGGAAGCTGACGTCACGGTCGTCGTACCAGAGGCGGGCGCCCGCGGGCGGCGGCGCGAGGGTCTCCAGGCAGCCGGCGGCGTTGCGCCACAGCGGACGCATCGTCCCGTCGGCGACCAGGCGGCGAGCGGCGGCGAAGTTGCCCGCGTTGAGCGAACTGCCTTGCAGTCCCTCGGACAGGCCGGCGATGGTCGGGTGCACGCCGGCGGCCGAGGCGATGCGGGACTCGCCGGCGCCCTGGGTGACCTTGAAGTCGAGCTGGCGCATGTCGGCGCCGATGACGGTCACGTCCGCGCCGGCGCCGGTGTACAGCGTCTTGTAGGCCTGCTCGGAGCCCTTGTGCTTGGCGTCCATGAGTTCGACGAACTCGTTGAACTGGTCTGGCTCGATCTCCTTCGGCAGCGACACCGCAAGGTTGGGGGTGGCCGCGTTCTCGAAGAACTTGAGTTTGTGCTTGGTGGCCTGCCCGTCGGCCATAACCTCGCGGACCACCGGCGTCAGCCAGGACATGCCGCGCCAGTTGGCGAGCGGGTCGGGGAGCGGCGCGAAGTGGACGACCTCGTCGGGCAGGAACACGGCGGGCTTCTGGCCCTGCTGGCCGCCCTCGTAGTACAGGTAGGCCAGCCGCTTCCAGCCGACCTGCATGCCCTCGGTGTCGTACCGCTCGGCCATGACGATCTCGACCCAGTCGGGCCGCAGCCGCACCACTTCGCCATCGAGTTCGACACCGAAGAAGTTCCCCGCCATGTCCACGTCGAGGATCATGCGGGCGAGCAGGTCGCCGGTCGTGCCGCCGTCCCACGGCGACTCCAGCAGCGTCAGCGACTGGTCGCCGAACAGGTCGGCGGGACGGCCCTTGAAGAACCGCTGGAACTGGAACCGGGCCTCGGAGAACAAGGCGACGCGGACGCGTTCGACGGCCCAGACCACGCCGTTGCCTTGCAGGCCACCGGCAACGTAGTCGGTGAAGCTGTCGCCGATCGGCTCGGCCTTGTCCACGCCGTAGCTCGTGGTGTAGCCGGGCAGCACCGGGGCGCCTTGCAGGTAGGGGTCCATCCAGCCGGGCGGGGTGTAGCGGGCGATCTGCCGCGGCGCCGGCTTCAGGAGGGCGTCAAGCAGCTTCACGGCGCGCCTCCAGGTAGCCGATGACGTACGCCGCGGTGACGCACTCCAGGCCGCCGACGATGACGCCCGCGGGCAGGTAGATCAGGCCGACGCCGGTCGCGACGGCGAGCATGCCGACGACGGCCAGGACGGCGGCCAGCCTCACCGCCACGCCACCAGCGGCTGGAGCGGCTTCTTCGGGGTGAGGTCGTGCTCGATCGCGTGCGCCGCGGCGGCGTGCGCCAGGACGGCGGCCACGGCGCCGTCGATCCATTGCCCGTCGCCGCGCTTGGCCATCTTCAGGTAGTGCTTGGCGAGCATCTCGTCCTCACCGGGCCGGATCTTCTTCCGGCCGCCCTTGACCAGCACCGCGTTCTTCACGTGCCGGGCCAGGACCGGGTGCCCGTCGTGGGTGAGCTCGGCGTCCCCGGCCGCGGTGGTGAACCGTTCGATGGCCTTGTCCATGCGCTGCTCGACGTTGGTGGGGAACTCCACCACCCGGTCGGGCCAGCGCGCCGCCCAGTTGTCCAGGTAGTCCTGCCACAGGTACGGGTCGGCGAACATGACGGCGACCTTGTAGGCGCCGAAGGTGTCCTCGACGACCTGCGCGATCTCGGCGGTCGGGATCTTCCAGGACGGGCCCGCGTCGGCGGGGCGTTCCCAGATCCGGATGACGAACAGCCGCCGGTCGCTGAGGCGTTCGGCCACCAGCGCGGTGGCGTCGCGGCGCTTGGAGCCGTCGAAGCCGAGCGCGATGGGCTCACCGGGGGCGAGCGCGTCGTCGGGATGGGCGAGCAGATCCCAGCGTTCGGGGGCGATCAGCGCGGACTGGCCGACGACGATCTCGTTCAGGAAGAACCGGCGCCGATCCGCTTCGAGGTGGGTGGTCGACCGGACCTCGTGCATGATGCGGCCCTTGATGTTCACCCAGCCGCCGCGCTCCCGGCTGCTGTCGCCGTACTGGCGGAGCAGCTCGCGGTAGAGCTCCTCGTCGTCCTCCAGGACCTCGACTCGGCGCGGCTCGACGGTGTCCAGGTAGACGCGCTCGTTGCCCGCGTCCGCCGTGACCTGCGCCTCGCTGCCCTCGGTGGGATCCCAAGCGTTGGTGAGCTCCAGCCACCGGCCATCCATACCGGCCACGTTCCGCTTCACCGCGCCCGCCACCTTCCGGAAGCCGCCCTGGAGCGTGAACAGGTGCGACTCGGTGATGGTCAGCGCGGTCAGCGGGGCGCCGAGGCGGGCCCGCGCCGAGCAGGTGACCGGCTCGATGCGGCCACCGCCCGGCAGGTTGCAGCGGGTGAGGCCGATGTCCAGGCCGGGCGTGTCGGCCAGCGGCCCGTTCTGCGCCATCGAGACGAGCGGGCGCCAGGTGTTGTCGACCTGCTCCTCGGAGGTGCCGAGGCAGGCGATCAGCGGCGTCGGGTACGGCTTGCCGACCGGGTCACCGCTGGCGTTCCAGCCGTCGAAGCGGGTTGGGCCGAGCGCCTCAGCCCACAGGATCGCCGCACCGAAAGGATCTTTGCCCCACTTCTGACTCCGTCGCAACTGCCCGCCGTAGTAGGCGAACGTGTCAGGGGCTGGCCACGGAGCCGCCTGAGGGAACAGGCGGTAGTAGTGCAGCAGGAACCGCCACATCTCGTCGGTGAGCAGGTACGGCTGGCCCTTGCGGTACCCGTCGGGCACCACCAGGTTCGATTCGATCCACTCGCCGACGTCGTAGCCGAGGGTCGGGAACTCGCCCGGCTCGTCAGGCCCGCGCCAGGGCACCGTTTACCTCGTATCGCGGGGCACCATATCTCCCGCACCCGGGGTCACTAATCGCTCCCAGCCAGCACCTGCAAGCAGGTGAGACCGCCCGGCCCTTACCCCGCATCAGTATGTTCCGATCGGGCCCGCGTACAGCACGGGCGTCTCAGGACTGGACGTGATCTTCAGCCAGGCGGCGTAGACCGTGTGCGCCGTCGCCGCCGGGACCGCCGCCTGCCACAGCACCCGCGCCTTGTGCACACCGCCCTCGGTCACCCAGGAGGCGGACACGTACGATCCGCTCGCCGGGTCCGTGCCCGGCGCGACGATCGCGATCGACACCGGCAACGTCGTCGGATCCGCCACCTCCGACGACCATTCGGTCAGCGGCAGCAGCACGTAGTCGTTCGAGGTGTAGGGGACCTTCAGCACGGCGACCTCCTACAAGCTCGGCGGACCAACGCTCCAGGACCGTGCGGGACGCCCCGCCTTCCACGACCGGCCGGGCGCACCGGCCTTCCACGACCGCTCCGGGCGGCCCACCGACGCGGTGATGGCGACCTGCGCCGTCGTCACCAGCGGCTGTGGGAATGCGGCCACGGCTGCCACCGAGGCCGGAGCCGCCATCGAAGACGCCGACGGGGCGGCGGCCGGAACCGAGACCAGGCAGGCAACCGGCGAGGGCAGGACGTTCACCAGGCCCGCCACAGACGGCGCGGGGACCGACGCGAGTGCCGTGACCTGGCCCGGGGCCAGGTCGGCGCCCGCCGATGCCACAGGAGCCGGTACAGACGCCTGGACGGCCACCGCAGAGGCAGCCACGGCCGAACCCACCGAGAACGACGGCGACTTCACCGACGTCACGGCGGCCACAGCGGCGGGCTGCACATCGGCGGACCCGCCCGCAGTCACCACCGGAAGCGGGGCGGCCACCAGAGCGGCAATGACTGCGGGCGAGACCCTCGACCCCGCCGACAACGACGGAGCCGGAAGCGAAGCGACCGCGGCCACCGCGGCGGGAGTGACCGACGCCGAGCCGGACACCTGCACCGACGGCGACGGAACCGACGCCAGAGCCGTCACAACGGCGGCCGATACGGCCGAACCCGTGGACAGCCCAGCGACAGGAACCGCAACCGTGGCGGTAATGGGCGACGGCGAGACCGTGACGCTCGCGTGCAGGCCCGCGGCCGGGAAGGCCATCGAGCCGGCGAGCGTGGCCGGCGCCACCGTCGAGCCGGTCGCAAGTCCCGGCGACGGGACCGCGGTCAGCGCCGCGATGGACGCCGGCGCCGCAGTCGATCCGGTCGCCAGCGCCGGGCTGGGCAGTGCGGCCGTTGCCGCCACTGCCCCTGGAGAGACGGCGGTGATCGTGCCGACTACCGGCGCCGGGACGCTCGCCGTCGCCGCGACGACCGAGGCCGCCAGCGCCGAGCCGGTCGAGAGACCTGGAGCCGGGGCCGCAACCACGGCCGCCACCGCTGAGGGCGCGACCGTTGAACCGGCCTGGACCGTAGGCGGCGGAGTCGCGGTGATCCCGGCGATGGCAGCGGGGAGGACCGTTGAGCCGGTCGCCTTGGTCGCGGCCGGGAAGGCGGCGATAGCCGCGACCGAGGCCGGCGAGACCGTAGATCCCGTGGACTCCGCCGGCGCCGGGACGGCCACCACCGCAGCGATGGCCGAGGGGGTCGCGGTGGCGTTCGTGCCGCCGGAGGCGACCTTGAACGCCAGGATGATGCCGGTGCGAGCCTGCGGCGTCGCGCTCGTATAGGTCGCGCCGGTCGAATAGGAGGTCGAGCCGTTCGCTGTGGCCGAGAATCCGGCGATGCCGCCGGTGTCGCGGGTGCCGGACCCGAGGGTCGTGAACGCGTCCTTGATCTCGGTGAAGGAGTTCGTCCAGGTGTCCACGCCCGATAGTGCGCTGCTCAGCGACCCGCCGATCGAGCCGATGAAGTATCGGTCACCGCTGGTGGGTGTGATCGAGGGCGTGGTGTAGGACGTGGCGCTGGACTGGACGAACTGGCCGTTCGAGGTGTCGTACGGCGTCGAGGTGAGGCCGGAGATCTCCGCCGTCGCCCAACAGGACGGCGAGGCGCTGCCGATCGTGTAGGTCGTGCTGGTCTCGCCACCGGCCGCGACCTTCCACCACACGTAGTGGCCGAGGAAGGTCTGCTGGCCGCATCCGGTGCTCTGGGTGAAGCCGCTCGGTGTTCCGCCCGCGGTGCGGTAGTCGTCGGCGCAGGCCATGACGACCAGCAGGTTGCCCGCCGTCGCGGCGGTGTCCCAACTGACGGTGACGGTGGCCAGGCCGGTGTTCTGCGCGCCGCTCTTGGACTGGACGACCGAGGCGGCCACCGCTCACCCCCGGTCAGACGCCGTTGAGTTCGTTGGTGATTGCCTCGGCCTTGATCTGGTTCAGATAGTTTCCGCCGCCACCTTCGGCCTGGTGTGCATCCCACGCGGCCCGGTCGGCCGTGGGCGGATCCCAGTCGGTCTCGACCGTGTGGTCGAGCAGCCAGTCGATGTCCAGCACGATGTTCTCGTCCTGGCCGTACCACTGGCCGGTCGTGGCGAGCATGACGACGTCGCGCAAGCGGATCAAAACAGCTCCATTTCAGTGATCAAGGCACCAGGTCTACGGTGAACACGCCGGACGCGTTCCAGGTGATCTGGAAGGTTCCGGCTGAGGTCGAGTAGTCGGCGCCGAAGTCGACCAGGCAGATCGCGTTGTTGCCCGCCAGGGCGTCGGCGTACAGCAGGGCACACCGGGCGGCGGTGATCGTGGACGTCGACCACGACGTGTCCGCCTGGTCGAAGGTCATAATGCCGCCGGACATCGTCAGCGTCGGCGACGCCACCACCGCGCCGCCGGTCGTATAGCCGGTGCCGGAGACCTCGTTGGCGTTGTAGGGCGCTACGCCGTAGGCGGTGTCGGTGTTGTAGTTCGGCGCGGTGAGCGAGTTGGTGAACATCGCCCACTTGTTCGTGGTCAGGCTGAGGTCGATTGCGAGCTGGGTCGCGTCGAGCACGTCGACGATCGTCGCGCCGAAGAGGCCCGATCCGGAAACCGCCATGTCAGCGCACCTTCCCGCTCACCGTGGACGGCTGGATCGCGACCGAGCCGGGCTCGCCGGAGCTCACCATCAGGCCCGACTCACGCGCCGCCTTCCTCGCCGCGCGGAGCTCCTCCTGGGTGGCGCGATACGCGGCGCGAGTGCCCTCCGTGCCCGCCTCGCGATGCTCCTGGGCGGCGGCCTGCGCCGCGTCCTCCAGCGCGCCGATCTCCTCAAGCTGATCTGCGAGCGCCCGCAGTTCTGCGGCCCGGTCCGTTGAGCTCATCGCTCCTCCGTGGTCCTCGCCTGCACCCGCACTACCGGCGCATTGATGTTCACGTCCTGCCGGTCGCCCGCACGCTGCGTGACCGTATTGCCGAGCTCGTCTGTCGTGGCCTTGAAGCGCTCGCCGGCGTCGTCGCGGCCCTCGCGGACGCGGTCGCCCGAGCGGCGGCTGATCGAGCCGATCGAGCGGAGCTTGTCCAGGTCCAGTGGCATCAACCGACCGCCTTGATCCGCTTGCGGGCGCCCGTGCCGGACTGGCGCTGCTCAGCCACCTCGTCGGAGGAGATTTCCCACAGCAGGAGGCGCATGGACTTGGGAGTGAGCCCGAGGCGGTCCTCCATCGCAGTCGCCTGCGCGAGGAGGGCGGGCTGCGCGCCCGACTCCTCGGCTTCCAGCATCACGCGGCAATACCTCGCGACCGTGCGAGTCCATCCGAGGCGCGCCCAGGCGACGGCCTGGGGTGTCGCCCACAGCTCGACCCATGCTGAACTCTCGGCTTCACTCTGGTCACCCAGAGGCCAGGCCGGAGCCTGACCCTTCCGCCCCTCGGCGGGCAGCTTCGTGATCCCACGGCCACGCGCGCCGCGCTGAGGCTCGAACTTCGGGGGATTTGGCATCTCCACCTCCTCAGCCGATCAGCATGAGCTGCTCGCCGCCGCCACGATTGCCGCGTGCGATGTTGCACGTCAGATGCGCCAGGCGAACATTCGCCGGATCGTGGGCACCGCCCAGCGAGAGCGGGTCGATGTGGTCAAGGCTTGAGCTCATCCGATGAGGCCACGCCAGGGTCATATCGACCGCGCAGCCGCAGATTCCGCACAAATACCTGTCGCGCGCAGCGATCTCGGCCTTGCGAACCGGGCGGCCTGTCGAGGCGCCCTTCTTCCTGGCCCGCTTGCGCTGGTATCGATCTCGATCCACATCGTTGTACCGATGCTTGGTCTTGGGCGCCTTGCGTGGGCGCTTGTTCTTGCACTTGGTCGACCAGTACTTCGAGTCCAGTGATCGCGGTGTGAACGTCACGGCACAGATGACGCAATCGCGATCAGTCAGCGGGGCAGCCCTGGTGGCCCCTCGGACCACTCCTGCGCAGCGCTTGGAGCACACCTTCGCCTTGTACTGAAGGGCGCTGATGTCCACGCCGCAGGCGGCGCATTTGCGGACTCTCTGCCGCCTCTCGCCAGGGTTCCGGAGGGCCCAGATTCGACACGCTGGACTACACCATTTTCGCGGCGTCGAGCCTGCCACGGCGCCTAGCGGGACGTTGCAGGCAAGGCATGAGCCCATGTGGAACTCCCAGGGTCGTGCGGAAGCCCCCACGCCTGGGACGCAGGGGCTTCCTAGCCCTCGGGGATCAGCCGAGGGTTGATCGTTGAGTCATCACCCAGCCGGATGTGGGAACTGCCGACATCGCGAGAAAGCTGGCATCGGGGTCTCTGGGGGCTTGATCGTTGTGCCGCCACCCCACCCCCCGGGTCCCTCTCCCTCCCCGTCCGGTCGCCTACGCCGCTGGGTTGGGGCGTGCACCGCGTGCGCTGTTGCAGCTGCGGCACAGGATGGCGAGGGGTCCTCCCTCGTGCCCGCCGGCACCCACTGGATCAACATGGTCTGCTGTGAGATCACTGCTGACGTGTGCTGGTCGCTGCCAGCCTGGGCACCAGTCACCATGCTGTGCTCGCCATGCCGTGACTGCTGCTGCTCGTCGCTGTCGTTCGGCTGCGGTGTAGGGGCGGCGCTGCCGCTTGGCCTGGTCGCGTGCCCGCTCGAGGGGGCGGGTGCAGGCGGGGCAGCGGGTGGTGGCGCTGAGTGTGCCGCAGTCCAGGCAGGGCTTGAGTGCCATGTGCGTGACCGGCGTTCGTGGTGTGGGGGCGAACGGTGGGCGCGGGTGGCTGCACCTGCCTGGACTGGGCTGAGGTGGCGGGTTAGCGGGGTACGGCGAGCAGGTCGGCGTTGGCCCGCAGGATGTGGCCGGGGTAGGGCTTGTCGTAGCCGGGCACGTTGGGGTCGTCGTGGAACTGGCAGATGTGGATGCGCAGCCTGCGGTTGCTGGGCACGCGCACTGGCTGCACTGGGAACACCACGTGCTTGACGCTGGGGGAGTGGCCGGGTGCGTCGGTGATGACATTGCCCGCGCTGTCCCACAGCAGGTCGTCGTGCTGGATGGGGGCGTACCACTCCTGCGCCGGGAAGGTGGTGACGGTGTTGCCTGAGCCGCCGTCTGCGGTCACCTCGCAGAGGCTGAGCCACATCTGGCATTCGGTGCGGTGCTCTGCGTCGGGTGCCCACAGGTCCCGGACCCACAGGCTGATGGTGCCCCATACGTCGTAGCCCTGGGGGTCGCCGGGGCCGTTGATGAGGCTGATGCCGCCGCCGTTGGCGTGGTGTCCGGCGGGGTCTTCGGTGTCCTCGCTGAACCAGATCTTCAGGCCTTCGCCGCCGACGAAGCGGGAGATGACGGGGATGTCCTGGGGCTGGTCGCCGGTCTTGTAGCCGTACCGGGCGTGGACGGGCTGGAGGATGGACATGCGGCGCCCCCGTGGTCGGGCATGGAGAAGGCCCGGGAGCGTGTGCTCTACCGGGCCTTTGGCTCAGCCACGTGGTGGGCTGAGGTGACACTGAAGGTCAGTTATCACATTAGAGCTGAGTTGCACTACCAGGCGCAACCTTCACGACGGGTAGGCGCTTGCGGTCGCCCAGGAGGGCCCGCATCTGCTCCACCTCCTCCGCGTTCCAGAACAGCTCTCGCCCGCGCCGCTCGGGTGCGCAGAGGCGACCCTCGTCGGCCCAGAGTCGGAGCTTGCTGTACGGCGTTCCGAAGAGCCGGGTAGCGTCCTTCGTGGAGATCATGTGCATGCAGTCCCCGCATTCCCGCCGATCGCCAGGCTTCAGGCTGGCGATCCACTCAACGAGCGGCGACTCCAGGTTGAACCACTCGCCATGGACGCGTAGAGCCGCGAACTCTTGGTGACGCTTCCGTTCTACATCTCGACCGCCCGATTCCGTCGCCATCACCTCTTGCGGGTTGATGGCTTCACGACGGCCTTCGAGGTTGGTCGTCCAGCCGATCTTCACAAGTGGCCCGAGCCGCATGTAGTAGACGAGGGACCGATCCGCCTTTTCCTGCTCTTCTCTGAGCAGCCGGGAATGGTAGTCCACGTAGGTCTGGATGCAGGCGCGCGCGATCTCTGTCGTGATCTCCTCGCCCTTCGCCTGCATGACCTGGAGGCGCGCGAGTCCATGGGCCACGCCTGGCGTGTCGAAGGCGAACTCTTCGCGGATCTGTTGGGCGACCGGGTGGCGCGAGCCGATCGCGCCCTTCCCGCCTTCGGTATCCGGGTCGACCGTTCCGCCAGTGAGGTGACCCGTTGGCCTACGCTTGCCCATGTCGACCTGCCCTTCATCAGGTTGACCACGCCCCCGGACTGTTAGCGCAGTCGCGGGGGTCGAATGTCTGTTCATTCTCCCACGTCGCGGGCTATTTCCGCCGGGAGTTGCGCGTCGCAGGTGAGGCACAGGTGCGCCACGGTCTCGCCTTCGACGGACTGCACGGGCTCGATCTCTAGGTGGTTGCACAGGCCCCGGATGTACTGCGGCCCAGGCTCGCCCAGTTGCATGGTCTCGATCCATTCCCAGCGCGGATCGAGGTCGGCGCTCACGGCCGCCACGCCTCGTCGTAGTCGGGGTGCTGGTCGTACGGCAGGGCGAGCAGGCGGAGCGTCTCGCATGGGAACTCAGTCCATCCCGCGCCGTCGGGGTCGGTGTCGTATTCGCAGGCGATGATCTCCTGCAACTGCCCATCGCGCATGCGGTGCAACGTGACGGGCTTGTGGAGGTCGATGATCCGCCGCTTGGCCTCCACCTCGGCCAGCACGCGCGCCGGGTCGTGACGGGCGACATGCACAGCGTTCACGGACTCGCGGGCATCAAAGACCGACGAGTGGTAGTTCCGGATCACGGTGTCGTCGGGCAGCCCGTCGTCCCACTCGTCACCCATCGCGCCAGCAGCACGGGCCGCCTGCTCGTCCTCAGCGAGCCGGGCCCGCAGGAACTCCACCAGATCGCTCATTCGGCCGACTCGATCACCAGGATCTTGACGTTCGCCATCCAGGCCAAGCCCTCTTCGCGGCATCGCGTCCGATGCGGCTCGGCGTCCGGCGGAAAGACCGGATAGTCCCGAACGACTTCCAGGCGGAGATCCGCGCCGAAGACCTTGCGGGCCTCATCGAGGGCGGATAGCTCGATCTCGTCAGCGGTGTTGCCGTAGCCGTAGATCGTGATGCTCCGGCCGTACGGCTCTGTGCGCTGGCTCGTATTCTCGCTCATGTCGATCCTCCAGATCGGCCAGCCCCCGGAGCCTCAACCGCTCGCGGGGGCACCTTCATGATGCCTGCTGGCGCTGGTACTCGCGCCCGAAGCGCAGCCACTCGCTCGGCGGCTTGGTGAACTCACAATGACCGCAGTAGATCTCGGACGGCCGCACATCGCCCTCAGCCCTCACAGTGGCCCACAGCGTCCCTGGGCACGCTCCACCCTCCCCGGACTCACGGCAGGGCCCGATCTCGATCCTGCGGGCTCCTGAGGGCTGCATGAGGGCACGTGCACGCCCGGCCAGCTCCCGCATCGCGCCGGGGCACTCCTCGGCGGTGTCGGGCTGGGCGGCGAGCCAGTCGACGTGGGCGACGAGCCACGGCGCGGTGACGTCCGGTTCGGTGAACGCGGCGCGGGTCTTGCCGCGCCGGTCGGTGATGTGGTCGACGGGCAGGGTGAGGCCGCGCGCGTCGGCGACGTACACGCACCACATGGTGAGGTCGTGGGCGATCTGGTGCCGGGTGTCGGCGACGGCCGGGTTGATCGGCAGCGGTTCGCTGCTGGACCCGGACACGCGCTGCCCGGCCTGCCCGGTGGTGGCGAGCACCCGCTCCAGGCCGATGTACAGGCTGGGTAGTTCGGCGATGTCGCGTTCGAGGTGGTCGCGGCAGGACGGGCAGAGCCTGAGCCCTGGGAGGGCGCGGCGGTCGTCGTCGCCGTGGTCGGTCACGCAGAGAGTGCTCACTCGGCCTCCTGGTCCGGCTCAACGATCGCCTCGTTCCAGCGGTAGCGGCAGCGCGGGCACTCTCGGCGCAGACGCTCGTTGAGCCGGACTTCCATCCACTGATCGATGGCGTAGGTGGTGCTCGCTCCCACCTGTCCGCACTTGGGGCACGTCGCGTCATCGCCGGAGAACGGCGGCAGCTCACCCACCGCCGACGGCGGCATCTGGAGGTACAAGGGCATGGACGGCGGGACGACCCCTTCGGGAACCTTGCCAGCTCGCGAGCCTCTGCGCCTCACGTGGCCCACCCCCACAGCCAGACGTTGACCGGGATCGCCGTGACGACCGTGACGGCCACCAGCCAGTTGACGGCGGACGCCAGGGCGCGGTGGAGCTTGTCGCGGCCGGGCGTCACCTGATGGAACTCGATACCGCCAGTGGGCGGCTCTTGCGGATCTTTCGCCATCAGGAGCTCCCGCTCCCAGTCGGGCATGTCATCCATCAGTCCTCCTTGGGCTCAAGCGGGAGTGGCGCGGACCCTGTGGCCCTGAGATACCTAGTCAGCGGTGCGAGCTGATCGAGCGTGCCGACCGCACGAATGGTGATCACGGATTCGAGCAGGCCCCACAACTCGCTCTCGTGAACCTGGGCCCCGAGGACGCGGCATGCGCGGAGATGCGCTCGCAGTTCACGACGCCGCCATGCTCCAACGATCATCTCGGAGATCGTGATCGTCACATCGCCGCTCACGTGGCCTCCATCGGCAGGTCAAGGTATTGGGCGAGCATGAGCCCGGCGCCGTAGTGCGGATCGTCCTTGGGCCACTTCAGCCACTTGTCGCGGAGCTCGACGGCCCGCTCGATGGTCGCCGCCTGCTCCTTGGCCTGCTCGATGAGCTTCAGGTTGAGCTCGTTGACCGACAGGAGAGCGATCTTGGTGGCCTTCGCGTCCAGCTCGGCCTGCTCGGCGCGCTGGCGCCATTGCTCGCACTCGGCCTCAAGCTCCGCGATGTCGTCGCCGATCCCCGCCATCTCGTCCCGGGCGGCTCGGATGGCGTCACCGGTCTCGGTCAGTGCCGAACGCAGGTCGTCGGTCATGGCTGACCACCTCGAACCTGCTCGGCTGCGGCGTCCAGCCCTAGGTCATAGGTGCTGTTGAACCCTTCGTGGGGCATGTCGTAGATCTCGTCCGAGAGCTTGATCCGCACCTGCCGCTCATGCTCGGGCAGGATGGCGGCGAGGACCGCTCGTACACTTCCGGACCACGTGTTTCCGCTTAGCCCGACCTCCTCCTGGTGCTTGGCGTCGACTGCGAGCGCGAGCTTCCAGAGGTTGTCGGGCACCGTCTCGACGAGGTCGTTCGGCACGTCTTCAGGCTTCATCGTCGGCCTCCCTGGGCAGCACGCGGGCGGTGAGCGTGCCGTCGCGGACCTGCTGCCGCTCGGCGTCAGTCAGGGCCCGCACCGGGCTCCCGTCGTGACCACAGGTGCAATCGGCGGACAGGCACGCCAGGTGATCGTGGGCTATGCATCGAGGGCAGATCACGGCAGCTCCTTGATCGCGTCGAGGAAGGATCTCCAGTCGTTGCGGGAGACGGTCAGCATCGGCGACGCCTCGCCGAGCCTGGTGTCGCAGATCCCGATGCCGTCGCCGGTGTCGCCCGCCCAGACGCAGTCGCCGCCACCCGACGCCCGCGCTTTGCGGCCTCGGGTCAGCCGGTTCACGGCAGGGCCTTGATGACGGCGAGCAGGCCGTGGAATCGGTCGCGGGTGAGGACGAGGCGCGGGCCGTTCGGGTCCACGGAGTCGCGGATGAGCGCGAGGCCGCCGGACGCGCAGCAGGCTTCGATGCAGGTGCCGCTCGCGCCGCACGCCTTGCGCCAGGCCGCGGTCTCGACGCAGGTGCCGTTGGCCGCGCAGCCGCGCGCCTTGCGCCAGGTGAGGCCGCTCACTTGGCGGCCTCGGGGTCGTCGTCGAGGGTGAAGGCGTGGACGCTGACGGTCTCGATCTCAAGGGCCGCCTCGTCGCGGATGACGGTCATGGCGCTGTACATCACGTCGCCGGGGTCCTCGTCGGTGACGATGGTGAACGTCACGTTCACGCGCCGGTTGGTGGTCATTCGGTGGGTTCTCCTCGGAGTTGGGCGAGCGCCTGCTGGAAGCGCTCGTTGGCCGGCGTGCCGCTGCCGGGTTTGCGCAGTGGCGCGGGCCGGGGGATGGGCCGCCAGTCGTGGTCGTACAGCCCTTCGACGATGGCGGTGGCGAGGATCTTGGGGTCGATGCCGGGGAGGATGCGGCCGGTGAGGTGGCGGGCGCAGCGGTCGGTGGCGTCGTCGATGGCGCGTTGCAGGTCGGGCTCGCGGTCGGTCATGGTCCGGTCGCCCCGTAGACGATGAACGGCAGGCCGCCCAGGACCAGGCAGGCGCCGATGACGAGCAGGGCGAGCACCAGCCACCCGCGCTCGGTCATGGCTCGCCTCGCTTGCGCTTCCAGGCGGCCAGGGCGCGGCGCTCCTTGCGATTGCGCGGCTGGGCGGGGATCGACGTGCCCGCCTGATCCTTGGGCAGTTCCTTGCCGCGACCGCCGTTGGGGGCGGCAAGCGGACGGACAGGGGCTCCTTCGCGGCTCATCCGGTGTCCTCTCGAAGTGGGTGGCAGGCAGGGCAGCGACGTGGACGGTCCGGGTCGAGCAGACGTGTCTGCTCGTCGCAGTCACCACACCAGTCGGGCACTGCGCGGACGGCTGGGCCCGAAGGGCCAGCCCGGCCGGACGCGCCAGCCCGGGAGCGGCCCCCGCTCCCGCTTCCTTCGGGGCGGGGCGGGGCAGTGTCTATAGACGCGTCTGCAGACGCGTCTCGTCCCCGTCTCTTCTTGTCAACCCAGCGCGCTTGGCGCTGTGACTTGGCCTTTCTCTCTCGTTCGACCTTGGCCTTGGACGGCTGGTACTCGAAGTAGTCGTGGATCAGCCATCCGCTGTCCACAGGGTGACCCTGGTTATCCACATGAGCCGGGCAGTACTCCGACTTGCACGACTCATCCGCCAGATGCCAGATGCCACGGACCACCAGCTCGGGAACGAACTTGAGTGGACGCCGGGCCGACGCCACATCGAGGAGATCGTCGGCGGGCACGAATCCGTCAGTGAGGTTGCGTGCACACCAGAAGACCGCCTCGATGTGGAGCCGGAACGCGGTATCGCTCAAGCCCCTTACCTTGCGGTGAATCGGGAACTGGTCATCGAAGCGAACCCAGGGCATTCAGGCGGTCCCCTTCCTGGCTTGGCGGAGCCGTTCGTAGCGCGTGCAGGTGCGAGGGTCCAGGCGCATCTGCACGGCCGCCTGCGAGATGGTGAATCCCAGGTCTCGCAGGTGACTGAATCGAGCGACGCGCCCCTCGAAGTCGTCGCTGAACGCGTGATCGGGCTGCTCGGTGAACGCTGAGTGCACCGTGGCTATGAGCCGTTGCAGCAGTTCTTCGACGGAGGCCGGTTGTGCGTCGGGGCGCACCCGCTCGGCCTCCAGGGCGCGCACGCGCTCGGTCAGCTCGTCCCCGCTCACGACGCAGCCGCCTTCGCCTGACCGCGCTGCCATGAGGCGTTGCGGCGCAGCTTCATGCGCCGCCGCTCGGTCATCCCACCGGCCACACCGCCGGGATCCTCGCGCTCACGGCGCGCCATCACCCACTCGGCACACTCCCGTACGACAGGGCAGATCGCGCACACCTGAAGAGCCCTGCGCTCGCTGGCGGCGGTGTGGCCAGCGGGCGGGTCCATGACGTCCGGCATGCCGTAGCAGGCGGCATGGTCGCGCCAGCGGGCGAGGATGTTGGCCTCGCGGCCAGTGGCGGCGTGGTCGAGGTTGTAGTCGCCCATCAGCCCACCTCCGGCCAGTCGGCCTTGGCAAGCACGTCACGCTGCGCCTGCGGCAGTGCGAGGTAGGGATGCCCGAGGCGGTCACGCCCGGCCGCGGCGAGCCAGAACGCGTCCACCTGGTTGTCGTCGCGCAGCTCCAGGCCGTCGGTGCGCTTGGCCAGCGCCACCGCCATCGCCGTCTTGTCGGCGGTGCCGCGGCCGGTCGCGTACTTCTTCAGCACTGCGGGCGGCACCACGGCGACCGGGATGCGCGGGCAGCCGAGCGTGCACGTCAGCGTGTCCACGACGAGCCACCACAGGCCGGCGCGGTCCCATGTGCCGGCGCCGCGGGAGTTGTAGGACGGGCCCTCCAGGACGACGAGGGTGGGGTAGGGGCCGTCTCGGGTGACGTGCTCCCATACCTGGCTCAGGATGCCCCTGAGGCGCGCGTGAGAGGCGTAGACGCCCTCGCCGGCCGGGACGCTGCGGATCGTCTTGGTGACAAGCGCGTTGTCGTCGGCGAGCTCGGCCAGGCCCGTCGCGGCGAGCGACAGGTCGAGGCCGATCACGCGGGGCAGGTCGGTCATGCCGCGGCCTCCGCTCGCAGGTGCGCCATGAGGGCCTCGCCGATGTGGCGCGTGTACGCCGGCGGGATCGCCTGCGCGAGCTCGGGCCAGGACATCCAGTCGATGCCCATGGCCTCACGGCCGTCGGGTGCGTGGAACTTGTAGCCGCGGGTCATGGGCCCGCCGCCGCCGGTGCCGTAGACGCCGCCGATCGGAAGGCGCGAGCAGTGGCAGCCGCCGGCGCCCATGATGAAGAAGGAGGCACCGAACCGGCGGTGCCTCTTGAGCCATCGCGTCCTACCGTCGCGGCACCTGGCCTTCAGTCCGAACTCGGTGCCGCACAGTACGAGCGAGCCGGGCATCTTCGTGGTCGAGGCCACGTTCTCCACGACCCACGGGATCGGGCTGTCGGCCAGGAGGGCGAGAGTCGGCGTGAGCAGGTCGGGATAGTCGTTGTCGGGCCATCGGTGCCGGAGGTCGCTTTCGGACTGGCAGGGCGGCGAGCCGGCGACGGCGACGAATTGGGCCATGAACGACGCGTCGGACAGGGCCTCCAGTGCGTCGCGTTGGACGAACTCGAACGGGTAGTTCGGCTGAGGTTCGTGGTCGACGCCGACGACTTCGAAACCTGCGTCGTGGTAGCCCCGGCTGGCTCCGCCAGCCTTACAGAAAAGGTCGAGCAGCCTGGGCTTGGGTGCCCCGCCTGCGGGGATCCTCGTACCCGCGGGCGGGGCGGGCGCCGGGGAGCCGCTCCCATGGCTCGACCCGGCGCCGGTCTGGGCGCGTCCGTCTGCCACGGGGACCGCAGGCGGACGCGGGTTGGTGGGGGTCACGGCCGCCTCCTCGCGCCGTAGTCCCGCTGGTCGCTGACGTCGTCGCTCCCGCAGAAGGCGTCGTCGATCCGGTCGCCCCACGGCAGCTGGTCGCGGCAGTGGCGGGTGTACAGGCGCAGGCCGTGCTCGGCCGCGAGCATGGCGATGGCGCCGACCAGGCCGGCGAGGAGGTGGGTCATCACGCCTCCTCGTCGCGCAGCTTTGCGAGCGCCTGATTGCGGAGGTTGTCGCGATCGCGAGCGAGTGCAGCGATTACGGCATCGCTCAGATCGGGATGCTGGCCCTCGCCGATGAAGGTCCCGCCCACGTGGTCAAGCCAGCGACGCCAGAGCATCGTGGTCGCCTTTGCGCGTTCGCTCTCGTGGTCGACGACCGGCGACCAGCCGAACATCACGCACACGTTCTCGGCCAGCTTGAGTCGCTCGCGGAGCCGCTCTACTTCAGCCAGGAGGTCGGCGACGTCCCGGCGCGCTGCCGTGATGAACGCCGCGTCGGCCTGTCCCTGGGCATCCGCCTCCAGCTCCACGGGCGGCAGGTCGCCAGAGCGCACGACCTCCCACGGATGGATCTCATCCGCGATGTCCACTGACGGCCCCCAAGGGCCTGGCGTGGCCGCCTGCTCGCGCTCACGGATCTCGGCAAGGCGCTGGTCGGTCATCGGTTCCATCACGCCTCCTCGGCGAACTCGTCGTGCGCGATCCCGAGCGCCATGAGCCACCGCTGCCAGCGGGATGTCTCAGCCACGCTCGTCTCCGTCGGGGTCGCCGCGATGAAAGGGCGCCTTTGCGCCGTCACCTCCGCGTTCGGCCTTGAGGTCGGCGATGCGGTCGCGCTCCTCGGTGAGCGCCCGCGCTTCGGCTGCGTGATGGCCGCAGCCGCACCGGTCGCCGTTGCACAGGTCGTGCCGGGGCGGGTCGTCGAAGCAGGGCGTCGGCTTGAGTACCTCGCCCCCGCGCATGACGTCCTTCAGCGTGATGGCCTGCGACTCGCCTGCCTCGGGCGGTGCGGACAGGGCCTGCCCGATGTCCTCGGGCCGCATCTCGCCGGTCCGCTCCGGCGAGGGCATCTGGACGGGCGGCAGGGCGGCGGAGTCGATGCCGCGTTCCTCGCACCACCTGCCGAAGACGCTGCTGGCGTCGAGCGCGTCGTCGCGGTGCTGGGCGGTGACGTATCCGGCCTGGGTGTAGGCGCGTTCGAGGTCGTCGAGTTTCTTGGCCTCGCCGCCGAGCCATGCCTCGAACTTGGCGCGTTCGCGGTCCATGTGGGCGCGCTGCTCGTTCATCTGCCGTTGGAGGGCGGCTTCGCGGGCGGCGGCTTCCTCGGCGGAGCGCTGTTCGGTGAGGGCGCACAGGCGCACCGTGTGCATGTGCGCGGGGATGCGGACTTGCTCGGTCACTTGGAATCCTCCGAGACGCGCACGGGCATGATCAGGGCGTAGAGGCCGCCGTGGGTGATGACGAGCGGCTTGGTCGCGGACCGGAACCGCATGTTGATCGGCTCGCCGGTGTAACCCCGGCCGTTGATCGCCGAGCAGACGCGGGCGACCATCTTGGGGCTGAAGTGGATCGACGGCGCGACGGGTTCGCCGTCGTCGGCGTCCGCCTTGGCGACCATGTCGCGGTACTCGGGGAACTTGCCGTCCGCCGGGGTGAAGGTGACCGTCGAGTCGTACTCGCCGACGTACTTGACGGTGACGCGGTCGCCGTCCTGGGCGAAGGAGACGAGGCCCTCGATGGGCTGCTTGCGGGTGGCGCGGGGGATGAGGCTGATCAGGCGCTTGGCGATGTCGCGGGGCATGAGCGTGTCGAACGGCTGCCCGGTGGCCTTGATCGGCTCGTAGTACATGACGTACCGGTCGGTAGCGGCGAACTCGACGGCGCCGTCGGTCGCGGCGATCTTCACGGCGCGGATCACGGGCGGGTCGTAGTCGGACGATGAGGAGAACCCGATCGCGGTGACCAGGGTGGGCCGCAGCGCGGCGGCCTCAACGGTGAATTCCTGCTGCTCAGCCATTGCGGGCCTCCTTGCGGATGTGCTGGGTGTCGAGGGTGCGGATGCGGTCCACATAGTCGGCGGCGGCGTCGAACGCCTCTGGCCGGTGGTCGCGGAGCCAGGCGAGCGCATAGTGCTCCTCGCCGGACGTCATCGCGTGGTGGCGGACGGAACGCTCGTGCGGCGTCATGACGCACCGCCGTTGATCAGCCGCGCCAGCGTCAGGGCGGGCAGCGAGTACGCCTCGGCGAAGTCCGGCGCCACCGAGTCGGTGAGCATGGCGAAGACCTTGGCCTGCAACTCCAGTAGCGCCGCCAGCGGCTCGGCGAGCGCCGGGCTGGCCAGCGCAATCCAGGCCGCGTCGGTGTTCAATGCAGCTCCGTAGACGACGGCCTTCGAGCCATCGGTCCAGCCGCCGCCGTCGATCACCATGTGCTCGCTACGGGCGATGACGTTGCTGGACACCTCGTTGCCCTCACGGATGTGCCACGGACCAGGCGTGGCCTTGGCGGCCGTCTCGCGCAGCTTGGTCGCGGCGGCGCGCAGTTCCTCGGCGGGCGTCACGACGCCTTCCCCTCGGCCTGCGCCGTCCGCAGCGCCCGCCCCGCCTTGGTGAACGCGGCGGCGAGCATGTCGGCCTCGTCTGGGTCCTTGATGGTGACGACGACCTCGTCGGCGATCGTCACAGCGACGAACGGTGCGCCGTTGCTGGCGAAGTGCTCCTGGAGCCGGGGCGTGACCAGCGTGGCCCCGAACATCGACACGTAGCCGGTCACGCTCCGGCCTCCTTCGCGCGGTTGGCCTTGCGCTCCAGGCCCATGCCGAGCTGCACGGCGGCGAGCTCGAACACCTCGCGCCAGCGGATGAGCAGCGCCAGGTCCTCGACGGTGAAGATCAGGTCGCCGTCCTGGATGCGGGCCATCGGCCCGTCAGGCCCGTCAAGCAGTCCCTTGAACTCGGGGTGCCCGGACAGGCTGAGCTGGACGACGCTGTGGCCGATCACTGTGATCGCTTCGTGGTGCGGGATCATCGCTCGGCCGCCTTCCTGGCGCGCCGACGTCGTTCGGCGTCCCTGCCCCGCTTTCGGCGGCAGGTCAGGCAGGATCGCTCCGTTCGATCGGGGTTCTTGCGCTGCTTGCGCACGTAGGTGTTCTCTGGCGTGTACTCGTGGCCCAGGGGGCAGTGCGTCTTGCGGCTGTTCACCGCTGCCGGGGCGATCGGAGAACGCATCAGGTTCTCCAGAATCGTCACCGGCTCCAGGTGTGCCGGGTTGACGCACCGCCTCACCCTGCAGAGGTGATCGAGCACCAGCCCGTCCGGGATCGGGCCGACCAGCTCCTCGTACGCCAGGCGATGCGCCAGCGCGCATCGCCAAGTCCCGTCGATCTTGACTCGCGTAGACCCGTACCCGGGAGTGCTGATCCGGCCGAACCAGATCAGACACCCACCCCGGCCTGGCACTACATGGTTCAGGACCGAGTCGTCCCCCGGACGCCAACTGTTCGGCGCCTTCGTTACTGTTTGCATCGGCCGATGCCTCCTTTGTCGTGTCGGCCGTTCCAGCCGCCGCCCTGGGGGTCCAGCCCGGGGCGGCGGTCCTGCTTTCGATCAGTTCGTCCACGCGGGCCATGGCCTCGCGTCCGTGCGCCCTGAGAACCTCGGCCGCCAGGTCGCTGATGCCCTCGGCCCACGTGGTGTGGTCGCAGGTCACGGCCGGTCCTTCATTCGCGTGATGTGCAGGTCCGGGAAGGCCTTGGCCTGCTTGGCGTCCTCGACGAGGCGCTGCGCGGCGTCCACGTCGGCCTCCAGGCAGGCAACCCAGGCGCCCTTGAAGCGGGCCGTGGCCATCTGGGCGGCCACCTCGGCGCGGCGCAGGCAGTACTCGGTGTCGAAGCCCGGCTTGTCGCTGTTGGCCAGCAGCTCATCGGCCTCGGCGGCCAGCTCGCAGCCGCGCGCGTAGTGAGCGGCGTGGTTCATCGGGACCCCTCGGCGATCTCGTCGGCCTCGTAGTGCGTCGAGCTGTCCACGGCCTCGCCGTCGATGACCTCGGCGGCGTCATCGGCGCACGGCGGCACGGGCTCCGGCTCGCGCTCGCCCGTGATGTCGGCGGCCGTGACGCGCGGCGAGGCACTCTCGGGGACGCGGCGCTCGTCCTCCGCGCCCAGCCCGGAGACGTTGAACGCGCGGCGAAGAGAGTGCACCTCGGCGGCCTTCAGGGCCATCTCCTGGGCGTAGTCGCGGTTCGAGCCGGCGACCGGGTAGCGGCCGGGAAAGGTGAACGGGTGCCGCATGTCCTTGCGGTAGACGCTGACCCGCGCGACCCACTCCGTGCCATCGTCGGACAGCGTCGGCTCCTGCTCGACCACGATCCCGTCGAGCTGGCCGGAGGAGTGCGCGATGTGCAGGTAGCCGTCGCGGGTGATGTACACGCCGCCCTTGGGGATGACGATCACGTGCTTGAGCAGCGGGTCCAGGCCGTAGTGCTGGGCGACCGCGACGACCGCGCGGGACTTGGGGTCCTGCGGGTTCAGTCCCAGGTACTGCACGACCTTCTCGTCGGTCCGGTCGAAGGCGCCGACCGTGGTCTGCTGGGTTGCGAGCTCGGTCATGCGTACAGCTCCTCGGGGTAGCGGTCGTGCGCCCACGGCGGCAGCGACACCTCGTGGATCTCGTGCGGGTAGCCGGGCCAGACACCCGCGTCGCGGCAGTCGCGGAACATCTCCAGCGCGCGCCGGTTCAGCCGGGCCCCGGTGGCCATCGCGTCGTCGTCGAGGCGCACGATGCGGATCAGGTGCGGCGGCGCGGTCTCCTGGAACACGAACAGGAAGTCGGGCCGGGCGAGCTTCAGGACCTGGTAGCCGTCCGAGTAGAAGGCGGCCTGCATGTCGTAGCCGTAGCTGACGACCGACTTGCGGACGGCGTCCTCGGCGGCCTCCGTCGTGGTCTTGTAGTCCACGATCACCGGCACGCCGGCCACCCGGGTCTGCTTGTCGAGCATCGCCCGGCACATGACGCCGCTGTCCTCGTCGAGCCACACCAGCGCCTGCTCGACGGGGCCGTTGCCGGTGATGAGCGCTGCGGCCTCGGGATGGTTGAGCAGGGCGGCGGCCATGTCCTGGACGCGCTCGTAGTCCTTGCGCAGCAGGGGCACCTTGCCCTCGCCACGGGCTTTGGCGGCGGCGTCCTTGAACACCTTGCCGCGCCGGTCCTTGGCGTCGATGGCGACGAGGCCGGGGCCGACGCCGAGGACCATGCGGTGCGCGGCGGTGCCGAGCTCCATGGCGTCGGTGGGCGCGGGCGGGTGGTCGAGTTCGTAGCGGAACCGGGCCGGGCAGGTCTTGAGGAGCCTGCGGGCACCCGAGCTGGACAGTGAGCCGCCTTCGATGGGGTCGCGGTGGTAGTCCTCGGCGGGGATGTCGTAGACGCCGGGCGCCGTGATGAGGGAGGTCATGCCCGCACCTCTCCGCGCTCTCGCTTGAGGTCAGCGTGCGCCGCACGGCATTCAGCGCAGCGGTACCGATAGTTCACGTAGCCGTTATCGGTCCCGTGCGGCTTCTCCTCGAACGGCAGGTCCGCGAGCCGGTTCCGGTAGGTCCACAACCATTCGCTGTGCGCGGCCCGGCATTCGGTGCAGCGGCAGCCCCGGTTGTTGTAGCCGCCGTTGCCGTGCGGGATCCGCGCCGGGTCGGTGGTGGTGTTGCGGGGGCTCATCGGCCCCACCGCCCGTCCCAGTCGCGGTAGGGCGTCCAGTCGTCGTCGTCCTCGGGGCAGACCTGGTCGCCCATCCGGTCGATCTCGCGGCGGGTGCGGTCCACGAACAGTTCCAGCGCGCCGACCACGGACACCTCGGGCGCGGCCTCGCGGAGGATCGTGACGGCCACCTCGACCTCGATGACGCCGAGGTCGAGGCAGCCTCCGATCAGCTCGACCTTCTCGTGCAAGGTCAACACGGCCCGACCTCCGGTTCTGTGGCGGCGGACGTGCGGAGCTGCCGGAGCGCCCACACGGGCCGGACGGTGCCGTCGCAGCGCCGCGCCTCGCACGGCACCTTGGAGCGGTCGGCGACCCAGGCGCGCTGCTGGGCGCGGGTGAAGCGGGTGGTGGTGTGGGCGTCGGAGGTGCCGCACTGGTAGGGCTCGACGCGCGGGCCCGGCAGCAGGTCGGCGACCGAGGTCAGGAGGCGCTTCATCGGCCAGCGCTCCGCTCGGCTTCAGCGGCGGCGCGGAGGGCGGCGAGCACCTGATCCTCGGTGCGCTCGTCCTCGTCGTTCCAGTAGGCGATGTCCTGGATCAGATTGCGTGGCGTGGGGGCTCCGCGCGTCTCGAAGACGACCTGCCGCAGCAGAGCGCTGAACGCATCCGCCGCCGCGCCGTCGTCCACGTCAACGTCGTCGTGATCGAAGTCGGGCGCGTATTCGAGCGCGATGTTGATCGCAGCGCCAGCACAGACCGGGCAGTCCTCTGGAGCGTCACCACGCTCCTCGGGCTCGTACCAGTCGCCCTTGATCCACCCGTTGCGGTCGATCACGTCGGCGGCCTTGTCGAGGATCTCGGAGGTCTTCACGACCGCGCCTCCTTGAACTTCGCGACCTGCCGCTCCAGGTCACGGACCCGGCCGATCAAGTCGGCGAACAACTCGCACCACGGGCACTCGCCCTGGTTGGGACAGATCGCGTCGCAGTGCGGGGTGGACCGGTGCGGGTGCTCGGGCTCACGCGGGCCCATCCGCACGGGGCCGCCCTCGGGGATCGAGGTCATCTCGGGCCGGACGTCGAGGTCGGCCTGCGGCGGCACCTTGGCCCTCTGGCTGAACGGGCCGATCATCAGGCACCTCGCCGGATGCGGGCGGCGTGGACGCTCCCGGCCGCGAGGACGGCAGCGACGGCCATGGCGATCCCGTCGTGCAGGAACGCGCTCATGGCCAGCAGGACGATCGACGCGGCCAGGGCGACCCAGGCGGTGAACGCGGTGCGGGCCACGAAGAACGCGGCGACGGCGATGAGACCGGCGACGATGGCCACCGCGAGGGCGATGGTGGTGGGGTCCATTTGGATTGCTCCTTTACGCTGGCGGATGTGGATTGCTCCACACGCCCCGGTCTGCTCGCGACAGGCCGGGGCAACTTGCTTACGAGGCGATGTGTGGGGCCTTCGCCTTGCGGGTGCGGGCGGCGATGAAGCGCTCGATCGCCTCGTCGCTGACGCGTGTCTTGGGGGCCTTCGAGCCAGGCGGGGCGATGTCGCAGGACTCCAGGTCACCGGCCGCGATGAGGCGGTAGACGGTGTCCTTGGAGGTCTTCAGGCGCCGCATGACCTCGGGGATGTCGTAAAGCTGGGAGGCCATTTAGGCGCTCCGGCGGTCTACAGGGGGGTCCCGCAGTTCCGGCACTTGGTCCGCGTCGGCTCGGTCATGTCGTTGGGCGTCCCGCAGTTCGGGCACGGCACCATCGGCGGCTTTGGCGGCCGTCCCTTCGGGCTCATCGGGCTTCACCAGGGAGTCGGGGTCGGTGACGCCGAGCGCCTTCGCCAGCTTGCGGAAGGCGGGGCGCGACATGTATTCGCGCGTTCCGCGTTCGAGTTGGCCGAGGTACGCCCGGCTGATGCCAGCCTTCGCCGCGACTTCCCTGATCAGCAGGTCGGAATCGGTTCGTGCTTTGCGGAGGGCCGTCCCGTCGAGGGGGCCGACCCTCACTGTGAGTCGCGCCATGCATGGAGTCTGTGGCTTTCTTTAGCATCCTGTCAATACTTGCTACAGAAGTCTCCATGATCATCTGCTTGGGAGATAGCTTCCCGTACCGGAAAATGACGGTGCTGGACGGTGCCATAGGAAGCTGGAACACTCTGAAGTCATGAACGCAAGCTCCCGCCAGGTACTCGGCGACGCCGTGGCCGCAGAGCGCAAGCTCCGTGGTCTCTCGGTCGCCCGTGCCGCCGCGCTAGCGGGAATGAGTCATGTCACCTGGGCTCGGATCGAGAACGGCGACAGGGTCCAGGACGCCAAGCTTGGCGGCATCGACCGCACCTTCCAGTGGCCCGTCGGCATGGCTGCTCGCATCCTCGACGGCGAGCAGCCGCCGCGGCCCGACCCGCGCATCATCGAAATCGAACGCTCGACGGTCTTCACCGACGAGGAGAAGGCCTACCTCATCGGAAAGATCAGGGCGATGCCGCCCCGTGAGCCCGAGAGACGTGACGACACCGCTTAGGCAAGGCTGGTGTCACCGTCACGCCAGGTATGAATTCATCTCGATCCGTGCTGACAATTCGTCTACAAACACCGACAGTAGGGACGTTTCAACGCTGAGCGACCCCGCGCAGGGCAGGAAGTTACCTTCACCCAGCGAATGCGTTCCGCGAAGTTCTCCCATCAGGAGGGAAACCGTGGATGCCCGTACAGTCCTGGCCGCAGCTCTCATCGCAGCCTTCGTCGCGGTCGGATTCATCGCCGGGGCCGCGTCGAGAGGGGGCGTTGATCCGCGGCTCGTCGGCAACGCAGGGGTAGGCCTGGGGGCGATCGCCATCGGGCTCGCAGCGGGCTCACGCCTCTTCCTCCTCGTCGAGCGGCTGGAGTCCAAGTTCGAGACCAAGTTCGCGCACCAGGAAGCCAGGTACGTGCAACTGGAGAACAGGTTCGAGATGGTCGAAGGCAGGTTCCACAACCTGGAGCTCCTCGTCCTGCACCTGATGGAGGAGGTCGGCGCGCACAAGCAGCACGATCAGGACGCGCTCGCCGAAGCGGCGGGGCTGGAGACCACCGGCCCGCACAGCGTCCGGTCGATCCGCAAGCCGTAGGCTCCGCGTCACATGGCCGCCGGTGAGCCCGCGCTCGCTCACCGGCGACCGCCCCCATTACCCCTCGTCAGGTGAACCGAGGAGCAGCCGATGCCCTCCTACCGCAAGCTCCCGTCCGGCCTGTGGCAGGCCGCGGTCTACAAGCCCAATGGCCGCCGCATCACCGAGACCGACAAGCTCAAGAGCGTCGTGAAGGAGTGGGCGCAGGACCTGGAGGCCCGCTATGCCAAGGGCGATCGCCGTGACCCGCGCGCAGGCCAGATCACTTTGGGGGAGTGGCGTGCCCGTGTCGTCGCCTCCCGTCGCCTGGAGGCCCCCACGGTCCGCAAGAACGAGTCGCTGTGGCGGACGCACTGCCAGGGCGAGTGGGGTGAGTGGCCGATGAATGCCGTCACCCGTGTGGAGGCGCAGGGCTGGGTTAAGGATCTGGAGGCCAAGCGGCGCTCTCGGCACAAGGGCAAGAGCGCCGACCGCGACGACGAGGCCGTGCCGCTGCTCAGCGCTTCGACGGTGCATGAAGCGGTGTTCGTGATGACCGTGCTGTACCGCATCGCGATGGTCGAGGATCCACCCATCGTGGCCTACAACCCGTTCGCGAAGCTCGACCTGCCGAAGATCGAGCCGCGCCCCGTCGAGTACTACGAGCACGACGAGGCGGCGCTGCTGTACGCGGCGATCGAGCGGCTGCACGGCCGCAGGTGGCGGCTGCTGGCCGAACTGGGCATGGACGTGGGCCTGCGCCCCGGGGAGCTCTACGGGCTGCACACCGACCGGATGAGGTGGAAGCAGGGGCTGGTGGAGGTGACGCGCGTGATGACCCGGGCCGGGCTGCGCGAGTACCCCAAGAGCCGCAAGTCCCATCGCTCTCCGCCGGTGCCACCCGCGACGATGGCCGCGCTCGCCGACGAGCTCGGCGCCGGCCGCAACTGGGCGGGCCGGTGCACGTGCCCGAAGGTGATGCCGGACGGTTCGACCCGGCCGGGCTCTGGCCCGTGCCCGGGACTGGTGTTCAGGGCGCCCGAGGGTGGGCCGGTCGATGACGGGAACTTCCGCGACCGGATCTGGTACACGGCGGTGGGGGCCGCCGACGTCCGTCGCTTTCCACCGAAGGTCATGCGCCACACCGCGGCCTCGTGGCTGGTGATCGACGGGGTGCCGCTGTACGACGTGCAGCACCTGCTCGGGCACGAGTCGTTCGCGACGACGCAGCGGTACGCGCACTTGGCGCCGGACGCCCACGACAAGGTGCGAGAGTCCTGGGCGCGACGGTCATGATCGTGCGTGCACCATGCGTGCGGAAGGTGCGAGACGCTGAGATGTGCTGAGACACACTGCGACGGTTTCGCACGCTCAGAGACATGATCGGGGCTCCCACCTGCGGGCCCGGGATCTTTCACACCGAAGAGGTCACTGGTTCGAACCCAGTATCGCCCACCGCAGGTCACAGGCCGTTTCTCCAGATCAGGAGAGGCGGCCTTTTCTGTTCTATGCGTGCCATGTGCGTGATGATCTTCGAGAAGCCTCCATGACCGGATGGTGACAGCCGCCTTCTGCGGTGAACGGGTCGTGACATAGAGACGTCACACGGACACGCATCCACCACGGGAGACCACATGGCCAAGCCGGAGAAACTGCTCGAACAAGCCCGCGCCCACCTGGAGCCCGGCGAAGAGATCCTCGTCTACGTCACCGGCGCCTACGAGGCCAAGCTCATGGGCAGCGACACCGTGAGGTCCGGGATCTTCCTGGCGACCGACCGGCGCCTGGTCTTCTACGCCAAGAAGATGGGCGGCTTCGACTTCGAGCACTTCCGGTACGAGAACATCTCCAGCTTCGAGCGGGCCAAGAACTTCAACGGCCACTCCTTCAAGTTCTTCGCCTCCAACAACACCGTCGGCATGAAGTGGATCAAAGACGGCGACGCCCTGGCCACCTTCGCGCAACTCGTGACCGACAGGGCTGGGCAGAAGCAGGCGAGTCAGCCTGCCGCACAGGAGGACGTGTTCGAGGCGCTGGAGAAGCTCGGCAAGCTACGCGCCGCCGGCGTCGTGACCGACGAGGAGTTCGAGGCGAAGAAGGCCGAGTTGCTCAAGCGGATCTGACCTCGGTCTTAACGAAGCTTGGCCTCGCACCGTAGCCTGAGAGGTGTCTAGTCGCTCAGGAAGTAGGTGCGAGGCCGATGCATGACGAGATTACCATCGGGGCCCGACTTCGGGTGCTGCGCCGCTGGCGCGGAATGAGCCTCGACGAAGTCGCCACCCTGGCCGGGCTGAGCAAGTCGTTCTTGTCCCGTGCCGAACGAGGGCAGCGCGCCCTGGACCGCCGATCCCACATCGCCTCACTGGCGTCCGTCCTCAGGGTGTCGGAGACCGATCTGGTCGGCGGGCCGCACCTGGGCACCGACCCCGAGCAGGCCGAGCCGCACTCCTACATCTCCCCGCTGCGGATCGCACTCGAGACCAACAGCTTCCGCAGTGAGCCGATCGTCGAGCGGGCCCGGCCACTCGCCGAGCTCCGCACGCTCATGACCGGCCGCGTCGAGGAGCACCGGCGCCGCTACGACTACGTCACGGTCGGCCGATACCTGCCCGACCTCATCGACGAACTGCACTGGCACGTGTCCGAGCCCGAGGACGAGGCCGTCCAGCAGCTGGCGCTCGAGACGCTCGTCGAGGCATACATGTGCGCGGCGGGCATGGCTCGCTCCCTGCGTCATCCCGACCTCGGGCATATCGCCGCCGTGCGCGCGGACGAGGCCGCGATTCTGCTGGATGATCCGATCGCTCGAGGCAAGGCCGCCTTCTCTCTGCTACGGCCGAGCGCCTCGAACTGGCATCGCGTCAAGACGATGGCCGAGCGCGCGGTGGATCGACTACAGCCTTACATCACCGACGACCGCGACGTGCCCGTGCTCGGCATGCTGACGCTGAACGCAGCGCTGGCGTCGGCGGCCAGCCGGGACCACGCCGCGGCGCAGGGCTGGCTCGACGAGGCGGCCGAGCTGGCGACGCGCGTGCCCGACGACCTGCGGGCCAACTGGCAGGCGTTCAGCGCCACCAATGTCGCGGTCTGGAACGTCACGGTGGGCGTCGAGGCGGGCAAGGCAGGCGGCGAGGTCGCCGAGCTCGCTCGAGCGGTGGACGTGACCAAGCTGGACACGCACCTGGGCCGCAAGACCTGCTTCCTGGGTGACGTCGGACGCGGGCTTGCTCGAGACCCGAAGCGGCGCGAGGATGCCATCAAGTGGCTGCGCCGCTCTGAGGAGGCCGCGCCGCAGCGGTTCCGCAACGACGCGAAGGCTCGCGAGGCGATCGCGGTCATGCTCGAGCAGGCGCGAGTCGCCTCCCAGGGGCGTGAGCTGCGAGGGCTGGCGGCGAGGATGGGAGTCCCGCACTAGCGTTTCCGCAGGTAGCGACAACGTTGCCACCTGACAACTTACCGGCCGGTATCACGCCTACTGTCCGTGGTCATGAACACGTCCCAGGGTGACGCCACGGAAGAGCTCGAGCGGCTGCGCTCGACGCTGGCCGAACGAGGATGGCCAGCCGAGATCCGACAGCAACGTGGCCGTCGGGATCGTCTTCACGTTCGCAACCCTCGCGTGCCGAGCATGAACGACGACATTCTCTGTGACGGCGCCCGGTTCTGCTGGTCGCACGGCCAGGGCATTGGCCCGGTCAAGGATGTCGCCGACGTGGCCGACCGCATCCAATACGTGCTTCGCGAGGTCGGCTCATGATCTCCGGGTCCGGGTCAGCCCGCGGACTTTCCGATCACGTACGTGCCCTTGCCGCGGACGGTCCGCGTGAGGCCCTCTTCGTTCAGAACGTGAATGGCGGCGCGCACGGTGTTGCGGCTGACGCCGAACTCCTCGCACATGTCGGGCTCGCTGGGGATGGCCCGCTGCGGCGGGTAGGTGCCGTCCCGGATCCGCTCTCTGATCACCGCCGCGATCTGCTGATAGATCGGGTCGGGCCCGAGCAGGTCCACACTCACACCAAAAAACTAGCCGTCCGCACACGTAGCTCCCTGTGTGTACCCGTGCTAGTACAGGTAGAGACAGGTAGGTACAAGATCGGGCCCGGTGTTGCGTCCTGGGCCTCATGGAACGTGGGTGCGGCAGCACCTTGGTCCTGCGCGGGAAGGGGTCTGCCGCGCCCACCCTACGTCGCGCGGTTCGACCCGGCTACCCCCGAGGCCGGGCGGGCCGCGCGACTCCAGCGGCGCGACGGCGGGCCGGGCCCATACCGGCGAGGGCCCGCCGTCGCGTCCCGGGGGTGGCGCGCATGAGTGACCAGCGCCCCGAGCTCGTCACCGCCGAGCAGTGGCAGATCCCCGAGTTCACCGTCTACCGGGTGTCCCTCGGCTGGCGGGCCAGATATGTCCGCGACCCCGGGCTGATCATCGAGGCGTCCACCTGGGATGACCTCGCCCTTCGATGCTGCGCCGTCCGCATCGGCCGCTCATGGCAGGACCCGGGCGATGGCTGAGTCCGAGGCGGAGAAGGCGCGCCGCATCGCCCGTAAGGCGGCGGCGTTCGAGCTGTGGCTGAAGAACCTGCCGATGGCCGGACGCCCCGATCGCGGCGACCCCGCGCTCCGCGAGCGCGCGGAGAAGGTCCTTGACGAGGAGCCCCCGCAGGGCGACGGCGAGGACGACTAGACCCCGCGGCCCCGGGCGTTGGAGGACGCCCGGGGCCGCGGTTGCCAACCCGAAGGAGAAGCACATGGGCAAGAAATGGATCCTCAGCGCCGACATGAAGAACCGGATCACCGGCGCGCAGGGCGATTCCGCGCTGGTTCACAGCAAGGAGGACCTCGACCGCCGGGTGGCCGCCGCGAAGAAGGCGGGCGTGAAGGTCAAGATCAAGGAGGTCAAGTGATGGCCAAGGCCAAGAAGAGCCACGAGACGCCACCGGTGCAGTGCGGGAACTGCCAAGGCAGTGGCCGGGATCCGTGGCATCCCCGCACGCAGGAGTGCGGGCCCTGCGGCGGAAAGGGCTGGGTCCGGGTCTAGCCCGAACCGATCCATCTGGCCGCCCCGCGCCTCCGCGGCGGGGCGGCCCCAGCATTTTGGAGATCCCATGGACACGACCGAGCAGCCACGCCCGGCCGCCACGGCCGGAGACGTGGCCATCCGCCGCACCACCGCTGCCGTGGTGGTCGGCGTGGCCGTCCTGGCCGCCTACGTCTCCTACCGGCATGCCCTGCATCTGGCCATCGGTCACGGCGAGCCGGTCAGCACGGCCGTCGCCGCGGCCCTCACGGTCGACGGCCTCATCTTCGCGGCCAGCATGGTGATGCTGCACGCAGCCCGCCACCGCCTCCCCAAGCCAGCACTGGCCTACGGCCTGCTGGCGCTGGCCATCGCGGCCACCCTCGCGGCCAACGTGGCCAGCGGCTGGGCCCACGGACCCATAGGTGCCCTGGTGGCGGCGTGGCCAGCGGTGGCCCTGGTCGGCTCGTACGAGATGTTCATGTGGCTAATCCGCACCGGCCCCGCACTGCCCGCCGCGACCGAGTCGATGCCGGAGGTGGCCGACCTGGCCGCCGTCGTCCAGGCAGCGGCCGATGCAGGGATGTCGCAGCGCGCGATCGCCGACAAGTTCGAGATCAACCGGCACCGGGTGAAGCAGCTCCTCAGCCAGGCGGCCACCGCCCCGGCCATCGAGAGCCAGCCGGAGCCAGCGTGACCGTCAGCCTGGAGAAGGAGACCGGCGCGGAGGTCGCCATCCCCGACGGCGGCCTGCCGGAGCGAGCCATCCTCGAAGGCGAGGTGGTCCCGCCGCCCAGTGCCGCGGCCGTGATCCGCGCCGTCGTCACCGACGTGGCCCGGCACAGCCGCACCCGCACCGCCGCCCGGCACGCCATGTACGTCCCCGCGGGCGCCGTCGTCGCCTTCCGCCGCCTGTGGGACGACCGCACCACCGCGCGGTACGGGCGGATGATGCGCGCCGCCGAGGCGCAGGGGAACCGCGAAGAGGCGCTGGAGTGGGAGGCCCGCCTCGCCGCGTTCCGCCGCGACCGGCACGCCCGCCGCATGGACCTGCTCGCGCTCCCGCTCAAGTTCGCGCTGGCCGTGCCCAAGGTAGCGCTCGGCCTGTTCTGGGTCCTGCTCATCGTCGGCGCCGCGCTAGCCGGAGCCCGCCACGACGTACACGCGATCGGCACGCCATTCATCGCCGTCGCCAACGCCGTCGCCGTCGCCGTGCTGGTCATCAGCATCGCGTGGGGTCCGCTGCTGCTCGCCCTGCCCTGGCTGGGCATGGCCGCGCTGTACGTCGTCGGCCGCAGCCACGCCGAGTCCGCACCCGGCTGGGCTACCCGGTTCGAGCCCGACCGGCCTGAGGCCGGGATCGTCATCACCACCGACACCGTCGCGCTCGCCCTCCAGCACCTGCGCATCGCCGAGATGAAGCGGGCGTTCAAGGACGGCTGGATCCCGACGTTTACCCAGCAGCCCGTGCGAGACGGGCGCGGCTATCACGCCGTCGTCGGCCTGCCGCTCGGCGTCACCGCCGAGATGGTCGCTGACCTGCGATCCGTCCTTGCCCGCAACCTGCACCGCGCCGAGATCGAGACGTGGCCGAGCGACGCGGAGAAGGCTGGGACCGGCGCGGCCGGCGCGCTCGACCTGTGGATCGCCGATCCCGGCGCGCTGTCCAAGCCCGCGCCCGAGTACCCGCTGCTGCACGAGGGGACCGCTGACGTCTTCGCCGGCGTGCCCGGTGGGGTGTCCCCGCGCGGCGATGCGCTCGCCATCCCGATCGTCGGCAAGAACGTCG